AGAAAGCTGGTGATACTATGACAGGAGCTTTAACAAACAGTTCTACTATTAGTGGTAGTAAATTGATATCTACTGTAGCTACTGGCACAGCACCTATACAAGTATCTTCTACTACTCTATGTACCAACCTGAATGCAGATATGGTAGATGGCGTTGATGTTAAGGATATTGAACATACGTTATATATGTAGTCAACTACTAAAAATTATTTAAAGATCTAGGTTAATCATAAGTATTTTCCTAATAGTTATAAGATTGTTGAATATATAGATGGTTATGTTTATGTTTATTAGTTATTAATAAATGCTTACAGTCCAGCATATACAGATCTTTAGCTTATTAGTGGAAAGGTACATACTGGAATTAAAACATTTTATGATTTGACTAAATGGTATATAGAAACTACAGAATCTGGAATAAATATATACATACGTCAAGTTGAAAATAGTAATATTAAAATATACGGAGTTATACACGGAGATTCATAGTCTTCATATGTTCAATTTAGCGTTGTTGATTCGTTACCCAGTAATGTAGTAAGTAGAAACATTACATTTACTGTAACATCTTAGAACTTAGAAGAACTTGACTGGTATGGTGTATCATGGTCAGAAACATCATCTAATCCAGATTGTACTCGTATTGGTAATATGGATATGCATAGAACACTGCCTATATAGAGTATGATGAAAGGATATGCTTTATGGAATACTGAATCTACTTTAGGTAAAGGTACAATAAGATAGTTAACAGATGATTGGTCAGGTTCTATTGGTAGTGATATAGGCATGAGTATAAATACAGGTGTTAAAACAGCTAAAGATATAAATATATTTATCAAAATACCAGAATTTTGGTATACAGATGAATATGATTATTCTACTAATACACATAATTTAAAAATTAGTCCTAATAATAAACCTGGATGGAATCATCACAAAGAAGCCTATGTTGGTGCGTATGAAGGTTATAACGATACTACTTACTATAGATCTACTAAAGATAAACTACCTACAGTAAATGTAACTCGAAGTACATTAAGACCGTTAGCTAGAGCTAATAGTAATATTGAAAATGATTGTAGGTACAATATATATACATATGAAGAACATAGAGCTATATGTCATCTGTTCTTAGTAGAATATGCTACTAGAAATAGTCAAAAAGCAGTTAATACTGCATTAACAGTTGAAGGATTTAGACAAGGTGGATTAGGTTCTGGTTGTACTACAGGTACGGTAACTATCAACGGAGCTACAACTTACTCGTTTATTCCTACTGGAAGTTCTGATAGTTTAGGTAATGGTTCTGGTGAAGTTACAGTAACTATACAATAGACAGATTCATCTGGCGCTAATACTACAACTACTACAAGAAAGTGTAATAGATATAGAGGAATAGAGAATCCATTTGGGCATGTGTGGAAACACACTGACGATGTTATTAGTGTATATAATGGTACTAATAAATATTGGAGTAAATGCTATAATCCAAAATATTTCGCAAATACTAAAAATAGTAATTATATAAATTTATGCGGATCTGGAGTAATTACTGGTTATAAAACTTCAGTAGTAAGTACACCTACTTGTGATTTCTTTGCAGCAGCTTGTACTAATGGCTCAGAATCTACATATTGGTGTGATTATAACTGGGATAATACTGATGCTTCAGAACATTGTTTGTTAATCGGTGGTCACTCTGGCAATGGCGGCAAGGCGGGTCTTTTCTATCTTGGTTCCGATGGTGGGGTTGGTTCTTCCGGTGCTAATATCGGTTCTCGATTAACATATCTCCCGTGGGCGGAGTAATGACTTAATTATGCAATACGGTATAGTTAAGTAATACCCACAGGTTGCTTCTCTAGAATTAGAACGAGTATGCATTATTAGTTTTAAGTAAAAAAGTAGTAACTCTGACAATAGCAGCAAAGCAGGTCTATTCAATCTTAATTCCAATAATGAGGTTAGTAATTCCAATGCTAATATCAGTTCAATGAAATTGCGTATCATAATATTTTCAGTCTATCATATAATAGCCAACTACTGAGAAGGACCTTACCACTTGGTAAAAAATATAAATAATTTATTAAGGGTTAGTAGTGAAATATCGAAAGCTCTTTGTAATTTCAGACTATGAAAAAATTTAAGAATTTATATTAGAAGATAACAGATTTAGATAATATAAAACTAGCTCATCATAATGCTAGAAAGAATAAAACTCATAGAGACGATGTAAAGAAAGTAGATGCAGACATAGAAGGATTTTGTAAGTAGATACAGGATATGTTGGTTAATCATACTTATAAAACTTCCGAGTATTTTACTTTTAAGTTATATGAACCTAAAGAAAGAATAATTTTTAAATTGCCTTATTACCCAGATCGTATAGTACACCATGCTATTATGAATATAATGGAACCTTTGTGGATTAATCAAATGATACCTTAGACTTATAGTTGTATTAAAAAAAGAGGTATTCACAAAGTATTAAAACAAATACAGAATGATTTAAAAGATAGAGATAATACTAAATACTGTCTTAAAATAGATATTAGAAAGTTTTATCCTTCAGTAGATCATGATATATTAAAACAAATAATTAGAATAAAAGTTGCAGATAGAGAACTATTATAGTTACTAGATGAAATAATAGATTCTTCAGAAGGAGTACCTATTGGTAATTACTTATCTTAGTTCTTTGCTAATCTGTATCTATCTTACTTTGATCACTGGGTTAAAGAAGATAAAAACATAAAGTACTATTATAGATATGCAGATGATATAGTAATACTTTATAAAGATAAAGAGTCTTTGTAGACATTACTTAGAGATATAAAGTAGTATTTAAAAGATAACTTAAAACTATAGTTAAAGAATAATTATCAGGTATTCCCAGTAGAAAGTAGAAGTATAGATTTTGTTGGATATAAAATATATCATAATTTTACTTTAGTTAGAAAAGCATTGAAGAAAAGATACTGTAAGAAGAATGCTAAACTGAATAAAAGAAGTACTAACTATAAATATTATAAAAGAAAAATGGCTAGCTATATAGGATGGTTTAAACATGCTAACTGTTATTCTTTACTTAATAAAACTATTAAACATAAAGAGCTATTAGATTACCTGGATATACGTAAGGGAAATAGAACATACGAATAATGAGTACGTTATAGTTATATAATTGCAGAGACTTTAACATATGCTAGCAGTAATAAATATTGACTAGCATTTTTATTTCAGATAAAATTATTTTAAGTTGTGTTGAGTAGAAGTTTATATATAATGAATCTTGCAAGACGTATATTTGCTAATGGATATCAATCTATAGTAGGTTGGTTAACAGGTATGGCAACTATACTAGCACCAGCTGCACCATTAATAGGTGTATCATTTCTATTCATAATATTAGACTTGATCTATGGATATAAAGTATGTAGACAAGTAACTCACAAGAATTATTTTGAATCTGGCAAGTTTTGGTCTACTATTGAGAAACTAGGATTTGCAGCTATAATGATAGCTGGATTTACTTTATTAGATAAGTTTATATTTATGACATATGCTGATCTGGTGTTAGCTAAAGTTGCAGCAGGAGCAATATGTTTTGCAGAAATAATATCATTATTAGAATCTAGGAAAGCATTAAAACCTAATTCATTGGTTACAAAACTCTTCACAAAGATTATAAAGTCGAAAGCAGAAAAATATTTAGATGTAGATATAACAGACATCTTAGAAGAACAAAATACTATTACAAATGATACCAATACTGATAAGTCTAGCAAAAAGATTAATAAGTAACATTATCGGTTGGTTTAAAAGGAATTACAAAGCAATGGCAGTGATTATCATTACGATTCTCGCTGCCATTTGTTTTTATTAGAATAACTAGCTAGATAAGAAGAATAGAGAACTAGATAGAGTAACTAATAACTATCTTTACTATGAATAGCTAGCAACATAGTAGAAGAATGATAACAGAGTGTTATAGCTTACTCTAGATGAATTTAAAGAAACCAAAGATAGCTTGATACAAGAAGTACATGCTACAGTAAAGAAATTAAAAATCAAAGAGAAGGAGTTGAAATAGGTACAGATATAGGAGTAGAAAGTAGTACATGATACTACTATAGTAGTTAGATCAACTGACTTTAAAGTGGAAATCAAACCAAATAATTTGACATCAATCGTAATAAATAAAAGAGATACGCTCCTAACACATAGTATCGACATTCGCAATACACAATCACTATTTATTCATACTAAAAAAGAATATAAGCGTAATTATAAGAATTGGTTCTAGCGACTCCTTCACTTTGATTTTAAAAAACGAACTATTTATAAGTACCAAATTGATAACAGTAACAAGTTAATCAATGTAGAAAATACTAGAATAATAGATTTATCAAAATGAACTTTATAAGTCGAATAATTAAATCAATTAATGCAATGAGAGAAAGACTGAAAATAGAGCGTCATGAGGCTATGTATGGTCCACACTTCAATGAAGAATGTGCACTAAAAGCAGTCTCTAAGATGGAAAACGAAGATGGCTCTCGTGGAGAACATTGGAGTTTAGAAGAAACTACTTCAATCGCTAACCAGTACGGAATCAATCTGAAAGGTGAGAAATACAACAAGTATGATTGGTACGTTGCTCTCAACATGATACGTTCAGACTATTATCGTGCAGTTGTTACTATGACAAGCAGTGATCACATTAAATACTTTGTAGAACTAGCAAAAGCTTGGTTGAATGACAAAGATATAGAAGAAGGAAAGATGTGGTATTACTATTGCTATATTATGTGTGATAAATTGCGCAAAGAAGCTAAGACGATGTTAATGCTTGAAGACGATGAAGATGAAGAGCATGAGTATCGTTACGCTCGTGGTGGTAGAGGACGTGGAAGAGGTAGAGGAGGAAGAATGACTCGCTACGGTTATGACTATGACGAAGACGATGAATATTTAGATCGTGAACGTGAAGAGGAAAGAATGCATAGATATGAACCTATGTATGAAAGAAGAATATCAAGATATTAATTTAATCAAAATTTATGAGAACTATGTACGAACCTGAAAAAATTTTAGTACAAAACGCTGGTATAGATCCAGGTGTAGCTGCACTTTTGCAGAATGCAAACAAAGGTAATATGGACCCTGCTGCTCTTATGGCTATGATGAACAACGGCGGTTTCGGTGGAAACGGCGGTTGGTGGTGGATTTGGATCATCCTAATCTTCTTCTGCTGGGGCGGGTTTGGAGGTAACGGTTTTGGTAGAGGTAGTGATGATGCTAGTCGTCTTGCTTCTCAGTTGAATACCGATACTAACACAAGTCTGTTAATGCAGGCTATTCAAGGTAACAAAGATGCTATCAGTTCTTTGTCTAATACTTTAAATTGTGATATTAATGCTGTACAGACAGCTTTGAATACTATTAATACTAGCGTAAGTCAGATTGCTTGTGATACTAAATTGGCTAGCTGTGAAGTAATTAATGCTATTACTTCTGGTAATGCTAACTTAGCTTCTCAATTGGCTAACTGCTGCTGCCAGACTCAACGTTCAATTGACTCTGTTAATTTGAACTTGACTCAAATGAATGCAGACAATAGACTGTCTATCTGTCAGCAAACTAATACTTTGTAGAATGCAATTACTAGTGGATTCAATAACTTACTAACAGATAATGCTAACAAATTTAATGTAATTGGCGCTAAGATAGATGCACAGACTCAGATGATCAATGATAAATTCTGTCAGCTGGAAATGCGTGAAATGCAGAATAAGATTGACACATTGCGAGATGAAAAACAAGGATACCAATTATCTGCTCTTACTCAGCAATAGACTCAAAACTTAGTTAATCAGTTGCGTCCTTGTCCAGTACCTGCTTACTTAACTTGTAACCCATTCGGATGTAACGGTGGATTCACTGGTTACGGATACGGATATAACGACGGTTGCGGTTGTGGTTGCTAATAAGAAAGGAGGTAATTATGTTTAATCCTTTCTTTAATCCTTATCGTGTAAGACGTATTGACCAAGGTGGTATACCTACATTAGATACTATATTCTCTAATGTAGATACTACTAACAATACTGTTACTTATGGAATATGTCCATTTCAATGGAGACAATTGCCATGCAGAGGTTTAATATTGTTAAATATTAATCATACTGCTACTGGTGCAACAGAAGGATCATTAGTATCTGTAGCTACTTCTGTTAGTTCTAGTTAGGTATCATCTAATCCAACTAGTGTAAATACTAATAGTGGTAAAGCATTACTAAATGGTTCTGGTGATTAGATGCCGACAGAAGAAATTTCAACTGGTAATAAATATCTAATATACTATGATAAACGTACTGGAGTATTTCAGACTATAAATCATATTGTAGCACCAGCTGCTTAATAAAAACTTAGGGCTACTGTAAAAGGTAGCCCTACTAAAACCAATTCAATTATGTTATTTAGTCAATTAAAAATAGGAGATCACGTGCACGTATTAGAAGTTCTAGGGACATTTAAAAAGACTACTGTTTATAGTCTTGGTTCTATTACTTAGGTTTCAAATCCTTATGATGAAGCTTTACCTCAAGGTTAGTTTCCAATACCAGGATAGAGCAGACGTAAACTAGTTGATGTGTTTATTAGCTGTAATGGAGAGTCTAAGAAATTATCAGTACCAGCTGAGCGTTCGATTATTAATGATACTTCTATAGGACTTACTGTTGCTACTAATAAAGAAGAAATAGCTAATATGGTTAGATAGAACTATAATGAGTTCAAAGCTAAAAAAGAAGCTGCAAGTAAGTATGATGAAGAAATGGAGAAGTGTAAAGATATTTTAGATCAACTAGAAGCACAGGTAGAAGCTCCTATAATAACTAACACTATTGATAATAGTAAAGAAATAAATGATTTAAAGAACGATGTTGCTGATATTAGGAAGATGATCGAAGATACTAAGAAGATGTTTATGGGAGGATTCCCAAAACCACCAATGCCACCTATGCCTAATGTACCAGCTCCAATGAAATAATACTCGGCAACGCTCACAACGTTCGCTCACCTCTACGAGGCTCGCTCACTGTATAGTGGACGAGCTTTTGTTGTTTATGTATGTTAATAATATATCCTCGCTTCGCTCAGAGTTCCTTCGCTTCGCTCGGAAAATTATTATAAAGCTATTTAAGAAAGGCTATTAGTTTCTGTTAAGGAGTGTATCTGAGATACTATAAAAATTTACAGTAGGTCTTAAAATGCGTTTTAAGACTATTATAATTATAATTTAAATACGTATTTAATATGACACTTAATATGCTTATTGACGATATTTTACTCGAAGCCAGAAATAATAATATAGGTGAGAGTGAAAAGTTAAGTCGTCACCAAATCGAATTGTGGATAAAAACGTATCGAGCTTATTTACTAAAATAGAAATTAGATAAAGGTGAACAGCTTGATTAGATTTTTTATCAAACGATACGCATGCATTTGGATAAAATAGAAGAAGATCCGGGTCATGCAGAATACCAAGGAGATAAAGAATTACCGACTTTACTTGGTACTAAACTTACTACTTCAGTAATAACAGTAAAAGATGCCTATGGTAATATTATTCAACTAGGTTCTGAAACTAAAATGAAGTTTTAGAAATATAGAAAGTATACCTGCAAAGATTATATTGCCTATGTTAAAGGTAACAGAATATATGTAGAAGGTGATGCTAACTAGTTAGAATATATTGATGTAGAAATAATTGCTGAAGATCCAACAGAAGATAAATTATGCTATAATCCCGATAAGGATGAGTATCCTTTGCCAGCTTACATGTGGGGTACAGTTAAGCAATTGATCTTTACTAAAGATTTCTTAACTATGAGATAGCAAGTATCTGATACTACTAATGATAGTAAAGATGACACTTAGAATGTGATGAATTAGAATGTTAATAGAAGTATAAGACGATGAATGAATTAAATAAATCTGCTAATAAAACTGTATCTTATACTATACCTTCTTTCTATAATCATTATCTAAGTAACATAGAAAAAGATACAGTATATGATATAGACTATACTACTTATAGAAAAATAGTAACTGAATACTTTTGCTATCTTAGAGATTAGTTATTAGAAGAAAGTAAAGAAGTTAAACTACCATATAGAATGGGTAGTATTCAAATAGTAAAGAAATAGCCAAAGCATTTAGATGGTAGAAGTCTTAGAATAGATTATAAAGCTACTAAAGAATTGGGTAAACTTACTTATTTACTTAATGAGCATTCGGGATTCTATAAGTACAGACTTTATTGGAACAAACAAGATATGCTAGTGTCTAACAAAAGTAAGTATTAGATAGTACTCACTAGAGCAAATAAAAGACATTTAGCTGCAATAATTAAACAGAATATTCACGATTACGAATAGCAGCCATGATATATAAAATGACAAGTAGTAAAGCCGTGATTGCTAAAGTAATTGCGGACTTAGGTTTAAATGAAACTGAAATACCTATTACAGATATACGTCAATGGATTGGAGAAGCTTTAATGAACATAGGTTCTGTTAATCAACTAGATCATAAAGTAGAAGTAATACCTATCAATGGTTATTAGGCTAAGTTACCATGTGACTTAGAAAGATTAAATAGTGTAGCTTACTCTACATGTGATTGTGGTGGTTGGATACCTATGAAAAAGAGTACTGGTACATTCAGTGTATATGATAAGAAAGATAACTGTGATTGTTGTAATATGATTATACACGATGATGTATTAATACCATTAGTAAAGAACCTTCATAATCTTACTAAAGATAAAGACGCATTAGAAATACTTAATAAAGATACTAATACTAGATAGACACTTAGCACATTAATTAATAATTATACAGTTTGTAGCAAAAATGGTAGATTACAGCACACTAGTTTTAATGGTACTAATTTCAGTTATACGCCACAATATGATGTCAAACCAGGATATCTCATTACAAATGTTCCAGAAGGATATGCAAAAATTTCATATCATGCTATCTACACTGACGAGGATGGCATGCCTATGATACCTGATGTATAGTCTTACTTTGAAGCTTGTTTCTGGTACTGTGCATAGAAAATACTTTACATTAAATATATAAGAGGAGATGTACATAGATAGATTTATATTGACGCAAAGACATCATATAATTTCTATAGAAAACAAGCATATGCAGAATCATTAATGCCGAACTAGGACGATTTGAGTAATATCAAGTACACATGGAATACATTAGTCCCAGAGATAGATGAAGAACGTACTTTCTTTAGTACTACTGGTGATAGACAATAGATTTACAATTAGAATTATAATAGATTATGGAGATAAATAGCCAAGTAAATACATTTATTGGTGGTATGAATATTGATAGCGACATTACTATGTTAGCAGATAACTAGTATAGATGGGCTGAAAATATTCGATTACTTACAGATAATGCTGGTACTACAGGTATTCTATAGAATATAGAAGATGTAAGATAGTATGAAGGCGGTATTGAAGCATCTGAAAATATACTTGGTACAGCAGTAACCAGATGGTACAATTCTACTAAGAAGATAGTAGAAGAATGTGGTATAGTAGTTACTATGGAATTGTATGAAGGAACCTATATTAATAATGTATGGGCTATAACTGATTTTAATAGTATCAAACCAACTTGGACATTAGTAGTATCAGCTGTAATGAATTTAGTTAATAAAGTAGCTATAGTTACTAATTATGAATCAGACAAAGTAAGTAAAATATATATATCTGATGGTACTTCTTCTATAAAATGTATTAATATATCTGCTTAGTATAAAACAGATAAAACTAATCACATAGAAGATGATACTTACTTCGATTTATTACCAAGTTCTACTATTGCTCCTTTTAAGTTTATTGAGTTAACATCTGGTAATTTGCCAGCTGGTATGATACAATATTGTTATCAGTTATTCAGTGTACATGGCGGAGAAACATCTACTTCTTCATTAAGTCCTATGATACCTATATCATCTAGTAATTCAAATTCATCTAAAACATTTAAAGGTGATAGACAAGGTGAGAGTACAGATAAAGGTTGCATGTTACAAGCTACTTTGTTCAATGATGGTAGATTTGAAAAGATAAGAATTATTAGTATTCAATATACTAGCAATACTCAAACGCCTAAAATATACATAGTTAATGAATTAGATTTACCTAAGTCTGAAGAGAATGTAATAACCTTTAATTATAATGATGTCGGTAGTAGTTATATTAACGAACTAAGTATAGAAGAATTTAATGATCTAGTTCCATTTGAATTTAATGCTAAAAGTATAGCTAAGATGGATAATAGATTATTTGCTTCTAATGTACAAGAATTGACTTGGGATGTAGATTATGATGCTAGAGCATATAGATGTAATAGTAATGGTATTATTAAATTAAATTCTAGTATAAGTAATCAAGATATAACTACAACATTTGCTGAATTAACTAGTCCAGAAACAGATTTAGTAATACCAGAAGAACATGATTGCATTAATCCAATGAATAGTTCAATGGTATATCCTAATAATTCAGTAGATGAATATGCTTTTGGGTATGACGATAATGGAATAATTAGAGGAGGTAGAGGTTTAAATATAAGTTATAGATTTATTATAACAGATTTAATAGAATCTGATAATACTCCAGTTGTAGATGAGTCTGGAGATAAATTTTTACCATATAGTATGAGTTTATCTTCATCTAAGAAATCTTACAATACTATTAAATTAATATGTCCAGAAACAAAAGAATTAGTATATACATTCAATAGTGATGGCAAATCTAGAATAAGAAACTATTGTGATCCTTACTATGTATCTAATTTTTTAAGTCATTAGAGAGATGAAGTATATAGATATGGTATTATATTGTATAATACTAAGAATATACCTTCTCCTGTACATTGGATAGGAGATATAAGATTTCCATCTGCTGATATTGAAGGATATGAACCATTTACTTTTGGTGGTACTGTAGATGGATCTGGTAATTATGAGTTAGTATCTCATCCGCTAGGTATAATGTTTTATGTACAGAATCTTCCTACTGATGTGGTAGCTTATGAAATAGTAAGATGCGATAGAACGTTAGCAGATAGAACTGTAGTTACACAAGGATTATTAAATAAGACTATTAGATTTAATGGTTGGTATAACAACACTGAGGATTATAGAGCTGAATATTCTTTAGGTAGTATAGATAGAAGACCTACTATAATGCCTACTTTTGTAGATGGCTCTATTTCTCCATTTGCACAAGGTTATTATCATATATATGATAATAAAATGGTATAGCAAGAAAAATAGGCTATAAATCCATTGGATACTAACGGTATATTTGATTTTGTTAGTGCAGATATATGTTTTAATAAAGAAAAATCAGATTCTATTGTTGATAGTGGAATGAGTATTGTTCCGTTATACTGTGCTAATTCTGCTACATATTGTGATGATGCTAATTACAAACATTATAGATTAGGTATTCCTTTTACTAAAGTAATGGGACGTAATGATAATAATCAAACTGAAAATCCATTTGGTGGTGTAGTAGAAGGTTCTGACTATGATGGAGATATTCCAGCTGTTAAACTAGATGGTGGAGTATTTGACGGATTCGAGCAAAACGATAGTAGACTTAGTGGTGGTATATGTAAATATTATTAGTTCTTTGGAAAGAATTATGCTCATAAAGATAATTCAAATTTACGACAATCTTTTTCAATAAAAGATGTTACTAAACCAACCAATATATCTCCTTATCAGGAAGCATTTGAAGCTAAACAAATAGTAGACTATATTGATAGATTTGGATTTGTAAATTATAGTATTGGTTCTAATGAAGCTCTTGGTCCTCACGGAGTATGTTTGGCTATTAGTGCACCAGATGTATATTCTGGTAATTTTACAGGTATTCGTACTACTCCTTTATTAAAGAAATACAGATATAATGCTGTACTATTTGTTAATATAAAAAAGAATGCTACACAATATGGTGGTAATACTTTTATGAGTAGAAGTTATTCTATATACAACAGCACTAATACTTATGTTAAAACATCTTGGGAAGGTTATGATGCGGCAATGTGTTTTGGTGGAGATACATATTTAGGAGTACTAGATTATACTCACACTATGTTATTTACTAGAAATGATGCTGATGATAGAAATGGTTTTAAGAGATACGTTGGAGCTTATATACCATTAGAGTCTAGTATTAATCTATACTATAGAAATGATGAACATTATTCACAAGATATAGTAGAATCTTCTGGAGACGCACAAACTGGAGAAGCTAATATTTATTTCCTAACAGATCCAGGTCAAATGAACACTTTGTATACTTAGAAAACTCCAATGTATGTATACAATGCTGCATATTCTAACACTAGTACTAGTAAGAACTATATACAAAAGTCTATATATGCTGAAGATGATGTTAAGAGTATGAATAGGATTACTTGTTCAGAATTAAAAACAAATAATGAACAAACAGATAGTTGGACTAAATTTAAATTTGCTAACTATTTAGATACTGATAGTACATATGGACCTATTACAAATCTTAAAGTATTTAAAAACAAGTTATATTTCTTTCAAGATAGTGCTGTTGGTATTGCATCAGTAAATGACAGATCTTTAATTACTGATAATAATGCTGGAGCATTAACGTTAGGTACTGGTGGTATACTTACTAGATATGATTATTTAGTTACTCTTAATGGAGATAGTATTATCAATGATAAGAGTATTACTAATTCTGAAACTACTTTATATTGGTACGATTTTGATAAAAATGTTATATGTTCTCTTAGCAATGATTTTCACGAATTATCTAAAGTAAAACAAGTACAGACATATTTAAACAGACTACCAGATAATGCTAGGAAAAATCCTGTATCATTTTATGATAAGAAATACAATGAAGTATGGTTTAGAATATATGATAGATGTTTAATATTTAATGAACAATTAAATGTATTTACATCTTTCTATACTCATAATCCAAATTGGTTTTTCCCATTCTCTACTAGATTAGTTACTATTAAGAATAATAATTGCTATTACTTACATAACATGTATGATGTTAATAGTACCACTAAAGAAGAAAAAATATCTTATGTAAGATTCGTAGTCAACAAAGATATTGCCTATACTAAAGTATTTGATAATCAGTGGTTTTCTGCTGAATTTGTAGATGTTGGAGATGAAACAAAACCTACTTTAATATCAGATATACACTTTAGTACTAAGAATTAGGAAACAGAACCTATTGATTGGAGACAGATAGAACAAAGAGAAGATACATTTAGATTCCCTATAAGCAGAGAGAAATAGAAGAATCCAGATCAACAAGAACAAACTAATATGTCTTACGCTGGAAGAATGAGAGGAAAGTATTTAATCTGTAATTACACGTTAGATTGTAATGATAATAGAGAATTCAAACTTCCTTATATTAAAACAACTTATAGATATTCAATGTTATAATATGAAAAATAAGAAATTAAAAAGAATTCCTCAATATGCTTTCGGTGCTGATGCTATTTCAAACTGGGGGAATATGAGTGGAGTAGATAAAGCAAATGTGGTTACTCAAGGTGTTGGCGCTATAGGTAGTATGATAGGTAATGCCACTAGTGGATAGAAACCTACAGCAGCTGGAGTAATAAGTGGAATAGGATCTGGTGCAGCTATGGGTGCATCTATTGGTGGACCTTGGGGAGCAGTGATAGGTGGAGCCGTTGGTGGTATTACTTCAAGTATTGGATCTGGAGGATCTGTTAATGAGCAGACAGGTGAATATGAGTTACCATCTGGTATTGCTGGTTTATTTGGTCATAGCAAAAGTTATATACGTAATAAAGCTGGTAGAATTAAAAACGGCATTCAGGCTAGACAAATGTCTGAACAAGTAGCAGCTGACTATTATTAGAATAATGGATACAACGAATTAAGTCTATCTAAAGGTGGTATTGTTCCATCTACTATGGCTTATTTAGATGATGGTGAAATGCTTAGAACTCCAGATGGAACAATAGGTTCTATACCAGAAGAAGGTAAGCCTACAGATTCTAATTTATTAAATGTACCTGTTGGAACTCAAGTATTAAGTGATAAAATCAAAGTTCCAGGAACAAATAAAACGTTCGCAGAAATGGGTAAGAAATTGATGAAGAAAAGCAAAAAGAAAGTTAACAACATATACGCTGAAAACAGTTAGATGCTAAATGAGAGAAACAATCAGGCGACTTATTAGAGCTTGTTAGAATAGCAAGAATCTTTAAAGAATAAAAAAAACAGTAAGAAACAATAGATACCATCTTACGAAAATGGTACTTCTGGCGTATACGGTAGAAAGAAAGTAAAATTAAAATACATATATGATCCTATGCTAGGAGGTTTTGGTTATATTGATCCTAATACTGGAGGATTTGTTGAAATGAATGATATTCGTAACGACCTTTTACCGGATTCTATGTGGATTTAGAATTACAATGATTCTGAGGATATTGAACAACCAATCACACTAAAATAGGACACTGTTTCTAAAAGTACACACAATGTGAATAAACGCGATTTTTTAAAGTTACCAAATAAAAAGATAAAGAAAAATACACCTACAATATTTAACGATCATGCTTATGAAGTAGCTGGTAAAAAATACTAGATTGGCGACACCTTTGAGTATAAAGGAAAACAATATAAAGTTACCGGAAATAACGAAGCTGTGCCAGTGAGTAAAAACGCTACAGATCTTAAAGAAATTAATGACGGATTTAATTGGAACTTGTATAGAGATGTATTTACTCAAGGTGAGCCTAGAATTATAGGTCCGTCTGGAGCAGGGAGGTACTCTACTTATTAGTAGAATAAAACTACGAACAGTATACCAAATGCAAATGATCCTTATTTTATTGGAAATATGTACATGAATGGTAATTGGGGTGACCTTACTGTTGGCAAGCGACTATCTTCTATTAATCCCGAATTTAACACACCTGCTTTGGGTGTAATAGGTACTAATACTTCTGATAGTTATTCAATCCCCACAATAACTCAAGATACCGCAATACCACAGACAGCAGTTCGTAGCACTCCAAGTACAAAAAGAAGCACAGTACAAACAAGCGTACAACAGCCTGTTTAGGAACAAGTTACTGGACCAATACAACCTTTTAGTAATGATCGTCCATCTTTAACAGAATTAACTTCTAAACCAAGTAAAGTTTTACCCAAATTGAATATTGGTAGACCGTTTGTGTACAATCCTTCTCCAGATGATGCAGTAAGTAATGGATTAGATATGTCTTCTTTATATTCTACTGTAGCTACTTTAGCTCCTCTATTTGACAGAGAACGTGCAGAAAAAGTAGATACTTACACTTATAATCCAGTATATGGTCCTACTAATTATAACATAGATCCTATACTTAGAGAAGCTACTTTAAGTGATAGAATTGCTAGGTATAATATGGCTAATATTAATCCTAACACTGGAGCTAATATGGCATTTGGTTTACAGTCAGCAGTTAATAGGAACAAAACTATTGCTAATGCTTATGCTACTAAAAATAATGCTGAAAATCAAATGGCGTTTAACAATGCCCAAATAGCTAACCAATGGGGGCAACAGTATGCTGATGCTAGACATATTGCTGCTACTGAATATGCACAAAATAAAGCAAATGCTAGAAATATAAATAGAAGAAATTTTGCTTCAGCTTTAAATAATTGGGGAGCGTCATTGAGAGATAAAAAACAAACAAGTATGGATATGGCAGCTTTGGAAATGTTACAACCCATGCTTAATTATGGTACAGAAGACAATGTACTTAATAGAGTTAATAAAATATTAAATAGAGTAAAAAATGGTTAATAGATACGATGAACCTGCTTCTTATGGTTATATTAGTCAATATGTACCAATACCGTTTGAAAAATTATACGCATTAGGTAAAGATTATGCAGACCAAAGAAAACAAGCAGAAAAAGAATTAGAAACAAATATTAAAAAATTTGGAGAATTTGTTTCACCTTCTAGTGTAGATACATAGAATTATTATAACGCTTCTATAAAAGTTCTAGATCCTCTAATACAAGAAGCTGCTGTTAACCCAAGTGTTATGAAAAACGCAGATTATCGAGCTAGATTACAAAATACTATAAACAACTTAGATTACAACTTGTTAAGTCAATATCAACAATCTGCTGAAAATCTTAGACTTCGCGAGCAAAATATAGCTAAATTACAAGCAGAAGGTAGGTACGATATCAATATGGACGACGTTGACATAACTAATTGGAATACTAAAGATTAGGGAATAATGAATAATTTAAATCCTATTCGTTATCAATCAATTAGAGAACAAGTAGAACCTTATGTAAACAACTTGCAAGATTCGTTCTTGTATAGTAAAGGCGGATATAATTGGATTGGCGTTGATGCAGATACTGTAATAAAACAAGTAGATACCAATTGGTCATCCATACGTAATACCCCTATAGCAGAAGCTCATATAAAAGCTATGATGAAAAATGGTATGACCTTAGAGTAGGCTGAGAATGCTTTTAGAAATCAAGCTATGAATGATGCACTAGAATATGTTAGAAAGAAGCCTGTAGTAGATCCATATGTTATGGCTGAGTATTAGAATAGAGCTGCTATAAGATTAGCACAAGCTAGAAAAGGTAGTTAGGGTAAGCCTTCTGGTGCTGTGTTAGGACTTAGTGATATGCTAACTGGATAGTACTTGAAGCATCGTCAAAATATATTCAATAGAACTTTATCTAACGATAGTAGAGACGAACTATCAGATCCTAGTTTCCTTCAGAAATATCAAAAACTTACAGAAGAATCCTAGATTAATATAGACAATCTTACTAATCAAATTATGAACAGCAATCCTAAATTTGCACAAGCTGTAGAACTAATTAAACAAACTCTTATTGCTAAAGGACACCAAGATTCTGAAGAATTAGATCAAGTCGCGTTTCAAGCTGCACTACAATCTCCTGTAGTTAGTAATAAAGATAGAAATAAAATAAATTCTGCCATATAGTAGTATGAAGAATAGCATCAAAATATGATAAAAGAAGCAGAGGGTAGAGCCATGCAAAAAGCTTTTAATAAAACATTACAATTAGATCCTAATGCAAATCCTTTTAGTAACTTTAGAATGTACGTTGATGGTGGAGAGTATATGTACGACGAAAAGAAAGTACACGATATGTGGGAAGATGGGTTAAGAATAATTACACAACCAGTTGGACCGAATTTAAATCAAAATATGTTAAATAGCTTATTTGGATCTAATAAAAAAGTAAATGAAGAAGTAGGTTATATTATAGATCCTAATAAATTAATATCTCCCAGAAGCATTGTATTAGATAATCCTTATGTTACAAGCCTTGTAGAACAAGCTGGACACAAAATTAATGATATTAAAAATATGCATCTTGATAGAGATACTTGGGGTCAAGATAATTTTGATATAGAAGAAAGAATAGCCAAAGGTGATTTTGGTAAAGTAGCTATCGACAAAGTAGAAGGCTACATAGAACAAGGCAATACTAAAGGTTTACTTGTTAGTGTGAATGTACCTTATAAAGATATAGAAAACGCTTATACTTCTTGGTGGAGAATAGAAAATCCTAAAAATACTTTAAAAGACTATGGGTTTACTGTATCGGGGGCTCCAGAGGGAGCTGGGGAAGATTCCAGATGGTCACAAGGATACGTTACAGTAAGGATGGTTTTGGGTACTAGTGATAGTGATGTTGATAAAATTATGACAAACAGAAGCTATTAGAAAGAAACTGGTACGACAAATACAAAAGAAATGTAGATACAGCAAGATGATGCGTTAATGAATTAGATAAATAACTGGACTCCTGGAATGGGATTTTAATTAATAACAAATATGTCATACATAAATTTATAGAACGCTACAAAAAATCCAACATTATACAGAAATAACAGCATTGGATTTCTGGATAAGGCTTACTATGAAAACAAAAATACCTCAGATTGGGCAGCAGATTATGATTTCATAGATTGGGCTTAGGATGCAACTAGAGATTATTATAGAAGTTTACAAAAAGGTTAGATGTAGACTTCTCAGGATAAAATGACAGTTAATAAATAGAACATTAATGATTCTTAGAAACTGTTAGAGTTATATGATCAATTAGATCAAGTTGATTCTAAAGACCAAGTAGCTATTATTTAGAATGAAATAAGAAATGTTACGGATGCTATGCGTAAGAATGGTAGTTGGTCATATTAGGCAGACCCTAATAGAGATCAATTACAAGGTATCATAAATGATAACCAAAAACAATATGACGAAAATTATAAATAGTATTTAGGCGATTTAGAAGAACTAAATCAGTCCTATAAGAACTATGATATAAGTCAGTACTATACAAGAAAGAGTAATGACGCTACCGCCGGATGGGGTAATTTTTTCTACAAAATGCCATCCACTATGGGTACTAGTAACACTAGTGCCCTGTATCAGACTACCAGTATGTTAGCAGGTTGGGGAGGATTCGTAGCAGGATCTAAATTAGGAGCAGCAATTGGAGCTGCTGCTGGACCTGTTGGAGCCGCAGCTGGTGCTGTATTAGGTGGTATAATTTCTATTGGCGCAGCTCAATTATTTGGCGGAATAACCTCGCGTGAGAATGAGTCCCACATGGAAGCATTTAATGGGTATTCTGAAAAAGTATAGCAACTAGCTGAAAAAAGAAATGTAGATCTACAACCTGTGATAAATAATACTAAGCAGCAATTAGCTAAAAAAGGTGTAGACGTTACTTATTTAAACGATAATGAAATAATACAAGCGGCATTAGCAGATGGCGATATCATATCAGGTTCTTCAGAATTTGATCAGATAGCTAAAGAAGCATATCTTGGAACTAGAAGAATATATGAGCAGAATAATGCACTTGGGTTTGGAGAAGTACTATCCGATTTATCTTATTTTATACCGTTGGGTAAATATCTAACAGGTACTGCAAAAACTGTTGGTAAATTTGCATATAAAACCATAGGTAGTCCATTTAAACAAGCAATGGCTAACAGAATGGCACAAGGATTACAGGTTGCAAATCTTGGCTCCAACCTAAGAAAAAAAGTAATAGCTGACAAACTTTTTGATTTTGCAACAGGTTCTGTATGGCGTAGCGCAGTGGAAGCGTCAGAAGAAGGTGCACAAAATGTAATTATTAAGAAGTATATGAACGATGAGTATGCGGACGATTATGCAAATTCATCATTTTATGACGCATTAACAGATGGTCAATTGGTAGAAGATACTATGGACAATTTATGGTTGAGGGCTAAAACTTTAGGAGCAGCTTTTAATATTAATCATGAATATGAAAATGATGCACAGCTATTTGAGGAGATGATGGGTGGTGCACTATTGCCATTTTTTAGTCCACAAGGTGTAATTGGTTCTGCTTTAAATGCTAGAAAAACATTCAACGACATTACTCAAAGTAAAAGAGTTGGTGACTATATTGCTACAGCATTGATGCAACAAGACGAAATTAACCGTAATTCTGATTTTTATAAAAAGGTAAGAGAGGGGATGAGTAATGGCACTTACCTTGATATGCTAGACAGAATTGGTAATATGTTAAAACAAAAAGGGTCGGATGGAAAAACTACACAATACAATTTAGATACTACTGTTTTAACAAAAGATGGTTCTATTCCTAAAGATGCTGACATTGACACTTTTATAAGTGAGTAGAGAGAAGAGTATAATAATTTGATTTCTCATAAAAAGCAATCAGCTAAACAGTTAAATGAACTGAATTTAGACGTAGAAGATGAAGATTTATTATTAGCTCTTTCATGGAACGCTAAAACTGAACTTTCTAAAGCTATGGCTTTGAAAGCAAAAGAAGGTTTAGTTGCCGGAAACAATGCTATTACTTTATTAGAAAATGAAGATTTTAAAAACAAAGCTAAACAGCTTTTGAAGAAAGACAATTTGACAGATGCCCAGCTGTTACAAATAGCTACTCTTTTAATTGATAAACAAGTTCAGCAATATTATGATCGTTTAACCGATTAGTCAATAGCGGAAACACAAATTAAAGCTGCATTGACACAAGGTAGAATAAGTAAATATACTGGGTTATTTGATGCTACAAATAGTTTGAATCAAACGTTGTCAGAGAATAGAAAATCTAAGAAGCGTATAAAAGATAATATCAGTAGACTAGCTAAAGAATTAGATGTGACAGAAGATGTTCTTAATGAATTAGATGAACATTTAATTAGTGATACAGAACTGTTTAAGAATATTCAAAATAATTCTAAAAATAGAGGTATATTGAATATAATATCTCCGCTATTGCAGGAGAAATCTGAAAAACTGCAAAGTGTTGACAAAGAATACATATCTTAGCAAATAACTAAATATAGATAGGCTCAACACATACAAAATAAATTAGCAGACGCAGTTAATGAAGCTTCTAGAAAACACAGCGAAGACGTTGAAGAAATTAATGAAACAAAGTCTCCTAAACAATTAGAAGATGAACTTACAGCATTACAAGACGCTCAAGTTACAGAACAACAACAGTTAATATAGCAAGATATAAATAATACTATATCGCAGTTTGAAACTTTGTTGAGTTCAATACCACAAGAAAGTGTATTGCACAATATTGTTGATGAAGTAAATAAAGGCAGAGATCTTGTGGGTACAGATGCTTTATCTTACGCAAGATATCTCAAAAACTTAATGAATAAATTGTCTAAAAGATATACTGATAAAAAAGATACTGAAGGTATATCCGACCAAGATAAATAGAATTTAGATAAGTTACAAAAAGCTGCCAAACACTTAGGCGATCAATTAACCAGATTAACTGATTTGGTAGACGAAGATAACGCTAGAACATAGAGACACAATCCCAATTTTCCTAGTGACTCTACTGTGTGGTTTGATGAGAATGGAGATAGATATTCTTTTGATTTCACAAATTCAGAATACTCTGAAAAAGAAGGATTATTACTACGTGGTAGAAAAATAGCACAAAATTCTGAAAAAGACAGAATAAACGAACAGATAAATACGTTAGAAAGCGAATTAAAAATGTTAGATAGTTAGGAAGATGAAGCTAGTAAACAATCTGCTACTTCGTTGAGAAAAACAATATCTCAATTAAAGGAAGCAGCATTAGCTATAGACTTTTCTAATTAGTTTACCGTAAAATCTGACGATCCTTTCTTATAGACACTTACTTCCAAAGACAATTTGGGTAACACTAAACAATTTAGTAATAAATTGAAGAGATTGGTAAATTCAGTAAACCAAGATATAGAAGCTAATAAAAAGTCTAGAAATAGAAAAAGAAATATAGATTCTGTAGATGGAGATACTTTTGAATTTAATCTTGATAACGAAACTGGTAAAAAGCACGGTCCTCTACATCAACAAGATTTAATAGAAAAGAGTAAAGACCGACCTTTAATGATTAAAGGGTATCCTTTGAATAATAGTATGGGGGCTAGAATATCTACCATGTTAAGCAACCCTTACTATGCTAGTAAATTCTGGAGAGGTTTTATTACTATGCCTTATCAATCTTCTGATGAAGCTAAATAGGAAATAAGTAAGGATTTTGCTATATTAAAGAAATTCGGTCGTACTTTAAACAGGTATAAAGCCATTGATGATTTTAATAAAATAGGAAGGCAGATAGCGTATCTTAGAGAACAAGGTAAAGCTACAGATGATATAATAGAAAATATAAATAAATTAGCTAATGGTGAAGTAGACAGCATAACTATAGGATTGGCTAAACTCAGCAAGGATGATTACGATAATATGGTATATGCCTTACCTGTAAGAATTTATTTTAATCAGAAAAGGGTTGGTAATAAATGGTCATATGTCGTTGGTGCAGATTTTGCAGGTTATGCATATTCTACTGAGCCTTCTAAAGCTGAACTTGATTCGCGTTCGGAATTAATACATAATTTGTGGTATAATTATAAAAAGGTAGAGAAAAAAGAAGATGTGGAAGGATTAGAAACTGAATCTTACAAACCAGAATATACCAACAAAATAGGATTTCAACCTGGGGATATGATTGTAACTAATGGTGGATACAATTATCAAGTTACAACAATGGTAAATCCTAATCTAAATATTTATCAAAATGAAGCTGGTCAAACAATGACATCTAAAGAAATAGATGAAAGATATGAAGGTGAATTACCAGAAGCAATAACTAAAGTATCTGCTCATCTAAATGAACTTGTACAATTAGCTAAATAGATTGGTTATAATAATGTAGATATTGAATCTCTTAATCAACCCCTTAGTGAAGAACAGTAGAATACTACTAAATTAGCTCACTTACTTAAAGGTTTAGCTAAGTATGCAGATGGATTAATCGACTTGCATAGTACCTTTATACCTAAGTATGTTATACCCACTTTGGGTCAAGCTGAAAAAAGAGGAGCAAAAGTATAGAGTGCTAATACTGAAAGGGCTAAATTATTATTATCTTTTGCTCAAAAATATTCGCCAGAATTGTTTTTGTCTTATAAGAATTATCAAGACGATAACAATCTTACTCCTGTGGTAGAAGATACTGTATAGGAAGCTTTAAACAATAGATGGTTTAATAGTAAAAATTCACTAAGTATTGAACTGAATGGTGAAATTATAAGTACACTAGATACTCCAGATAATAGAGATTTGCTAGTTAAAATAGGCAATACTATTGAAAAATTAATTAGAGATAGCCACGATTCACAAGAATTTATGGATAAGTTAGATATTTTAGGTTACAATTTTAAGAAAAATGGTAATTCTGAAGAAGGTAATCGTATAATATCTCAATATTTTGACAACAGAAGGTTCTCAAGATTAAGTAGACCTACTAATGTAATGCAAGCCATTACTATGGGTACTGCTGAACCTCTAAACAATGTAGATTATAATAATTTCAATCGTATAGCTAAACACGAACAATCTAAATTGAATCAGATTCAAGCGTTAGGTTTAATCAAAGGCTCGGATGGTCAATATGTATTTTCATTAATAGATTGGTTAAAACGTAATGCGTAGGATGAAGAATCTGTAGAAGGTAAGCAGTTAGAATCAGAAGCAAGAAAGCAGGAACTTCAAACTGAGCAAGAAAGTTTACAAAAAACTGTAAAATCAATTAAGAAAAAAACAGATTTAATTAAATTTATTGGTGACAATGAAGGATTACTTGGTAAGGAGTTGTATGATCAACTTGTACGCGTTAACAGAAAAGGGGAGTTTGTATTAAAAAATGATAATGCTGGAGCTACTAAGTCTCAGATCATTGCTAAAATTAATGAAGTATACGACGATAGAATAAGTCAAGTAAATTCTCAATTAGAGAAAGAACTTGAAGAAGAAATAAGTAAAAATGAATTTGAAGGTAAAAAAGTATCTCCTGTAATTTTTGGTTATGGTTCATATGATTCAGAAGTAGGTTCTAACATTGTGTATTTTAATAATAAAGGTGAAAAAGTACTGGTAAAGGATGCTAATGGTACTCCTGGTGCTATTTATCTCATAGCTCCTTCCTTCCTATCTTCTTCTAGAAGACACACTATTGTACACTTAAATCCTAAAAGATTTGATAGAACCACCGCCAAATTCTTAGCTTCTATACTTAAAGGAATAAATGACGGAAAATATAATTTAAGTAGTTATGCTAGAGATATAAATGTAGAAGGATTTATTATAGACACAGATATGTCTGTTAAGCAATTATTAGATACTTTTATATATACTGGAACAGAAGCTATAGCTAATAATCCATCGGACAACAATTATGCTAGATTGTTGTATGTGGATAAACAAGGGGTCCATTTTGGATAGCAGTTACTTAACGAAAATAATTTTGAAGAATTAATAAATTTTATAATTCAAAATAAAACATATCGCATAGACAGAGAAAAATTAGCAGGTTCTAGTGTGTTCGGTAATAATTTAAAAGTACAGGACTAGAATGGCAATATTCTTTTTGACCACAAAGCGGATGAAGTTTATTCTACAATACTTATTGATGACGGTATTGTATTAACAGATTTAAATAGAACATCAAGTGCTATTACAGTTAAACCCAGCGTATATGTAAATTATAAGAAAAAGGTAACATTTGTTAGTTCTGCTTAGAGAGCTCAAGATAGTGGTACTTCTGCTGAAGCTAAACAAAGATTAGGAGAAGAAATAAACTCTGATCAATTATACGACGAAATGACCAATCAAGAAAGTAAAGGTGGCATAAAAGAAGCACAAAAATATATTGAGAACTTCTTGAAAGGGTTTAAAGATCGCATAAACAGTTTTGCTAAAGATGGCAAATTGCAACCTGGAAAATACAAAGTAGCTGTGTATGGAATGCGTAGCAAACGAATTACCGCTACGTACGATGCTGATTTATCAGCAGATACTGATACTGGTCAACTTAGTATAGCTATAAGTGAACAACCACAGTTTATAGCTAGATTAATAAAAGCTCTTATTAATAAAAAACAAGTTCAATTAGTACTTGCAGACGAAGAAGGTAAGTTTGTACAAATAGACGGTAAAGCTATATTCTTTGGTAGAGGTTTTGAACATACCGATTTTGACATAGATACTAAACAAACATCATCCCAATCATCTGAGCAAGGAAATTTGTTACAGCAATTAGTTGAAGCCATGCAGCAGTTGGTATCCAACTCTAACACTGTTCCACAACAACCTGTTTAGCAGGTAGTTCATAATTAGCCTCAAACTAATTTACCAGTAGGATATAATAGTTTTAATACTCCTATTGAGAATCTTCCAATACAACCAAAAACAGTTAGTGAAACAACTGTAAAATTTGAAGATGAACCATCTGAAGATACTAAAGTAAGTATACAAGAGATTGGAGAAGATTTAAAAATGTCTTTCAATGGAATTACTGTTCAAATACCAAAAGATAGTAGTAGCAGTGATTTGGAAATAGCTTTATCTTCACAAGAAGATATAACAGATGAAGATTATGATTCTTTTATTTCCGCACTAGAAGAATATAAACAAAAACCTGAAACTAGTGTTGAAACTCAAACAGAATTGAAAGGTCTTAATTTGAGACCTACTCCAATTTCACAGTTTGCTACTCCAATACAGGAAAAACCATAGTTACAATCTGTATAGGAACTGATAGATTTCTTAAAGACAGGGTCTTCTACTGATAAGAACAACGCAAAACGATTAGAAAATCTTAGAAACTCTGAAAATATAAATACAGCTAAAGATATTATATCTGGAGCGTTAGCAATATGGGGTGTACAAAACAAATTATACAGTTCTAGATCGGAAGCGTTGTTTGATGATAATATTGGTAAATTAGCTGATTAGTTTGCTAGAGAACTGGTATATCAAGATGGAGTTAATACAGGCGCTATATTTGACTTCTTAGACCAACATGTGTAGAAAGAGGATTACGATTCCGCTTTAGATAGAGTAACAACTATATTGGGTAAAGATTTTGATTTCTCTTTCTTACCAGAAAGTAAAAGAGTGTGGGATAAAGTTAGAGGTGCTCAGATTTATGTATTTGGAGAATGTGCAGCATCTGGTATACGTTTGTACAGAGATGCTAAGCTTAATAAGATTGCTAGAGGCTCGTTCTATCATGAAGCTTTCCATAGAATTAGTCTATTTGTTCTTTCTAAAGAACAAAGAGGTAAGATGTATAATGATGCACGCAATAAAAATACAGATCTCGCGTTTGCTTCAAATTAGCAGATAGAAGAATATTTAGCAGATAGATTTGCTGAATTTGTAATAGAAAGTTCTCAGGAGCATCCTGATAAATATTACGAAGGTAATATCTTCAGCAAAGTGTTTCAACATATTGCAGACGCTGTAAGAAATATAGTAAGGAAGCTTTCTGGTAAAAATATAAATCCTAATTATAGTAATCTTGACAAATTGTTTAAAGATATGTATTCTGGTAGATTTGCATATGCCAAAGCTACTAAAAACAACATAGAAGAGTTTGAAAAGATGTACAGTAAAGCTCCTGTGTATTCTGGTTTCAAGGTAAACGGAGTTACTTTAGCTGAAGACGCAATCCAATATAATGAAATAATGCGTGATATGCTAGGTAAATTAATTTATAACTCTGGTATATATACAAATACAGATGGTAGACTATCTATAAATACCAACGCATTAAAAGCATCTTATCAACATGATATAGCAACATATACTAAAGCCGTCATTGAGTTAGATAAACAATTGCGTAATAAAAAAATTGATAAAAACTTAAGCCGATTTAGTGATGACGATATTGCTATAGCTTAGGCTAAGATGGTAAGACTTATTAATGTTTATAAAAATATCGTAAGAGACGATACTTGGGATCAATGGGCTGGAATAATTCGTAATTTTGTAGAACGTCAATTTAACCTTGTCCAAGATACTTCTCACAATCCTAATAAAGTATTAAAAGCTGATATTGAAGAAGATGTTGAAATTACAGAAGATGGACAAGATGAATTACAAGAGTACGGTATAGATGTATTAGGATTTTCAGACTATCGAGATAGTTATATGAGAGATATGTATAACAGTATGGACGCTAGTATGAAAATGCTACTATGGTCTATAACTGATTTAGATCCTACAGATGCAGCTACTGCTAAATATACGCCAGATGGTATACTCAAATTTGCAAATGTAAGAGATTTATATACTAGAATAGTACACGCTATAACTAATTCTAATAGTGTAGAAGATATGTTGAACAAACTGTATTCGGCAGCTAAGACACAAATGGAAGAAGAAAATAGTTCTACTATGATGTAGGTATATCATATACTTAGTAATGAAAACACTAATAGTGCTTTATTGAACAGATTCTTTACTGACTTTGTTAAGTATATTCATAATTTTGAAACTCATTCTTACACTACTACTGCTAGAAACATAGGTTCAAATGGCGAATATAGATATGGAGCTACTACTAAGAACGGAAGTCTAGATGCCATTCAAAGTAAACTAGACAATAAGTGGAAAGGGTCTATGATTGTTGCTCTTGATATCATTTCTGATAAATTAAACAGTGTAGCTACTACTAGTGAAGCTGGCAAGTTATTTAGAAATATGACAGCCCCACTAAAATAGGCTATGAACAAATTGAACATAGAAAACTTAGAGTCTATAAAAGACGTACTTAGAGAAGCAGATAAACTTTATCAATTCGGAACTATTACTGGAGATTTATAGCAAGATGCTGTAGCTTGGCAGAAAGCTATGCGTAATGCATCTAAAAGTGGTAAGGTTGGTAAAAATTTGCTTTTACAACCTTTAAATAAGTTAAATACATCTAATGTTTCTGAATTTAGACTTCTAGAATCTTCCAATAAACGTTAGCAAGGAGTATATAAGAAGTTAGATGAGATGTTTACTGAAAAAGGTATTCTTACTTAGCTATCTCAAATGTTTGGTTCTTATGTTAAATCTATACCATCCACACAATCTCAAAAAGGTCCTAGAAATACTAAAATATATTCAATAGGATAGTATAATTTCATAACCAGAACTTTTGCCATACTTGCTAACACTAAAGAATGGATTAGTAAGATGTTAAACAACGCTTATAATTCTCATTCTGTATGGTTAGATACACTAAAAAACTTAGGTGGAGCTAAACAGGTACAAGTACACACAAAACTTAGTACAGTGTTAGATGATGAGTGGAATGATTCTGTAGCAGATAAAGAAGTAACAGAACTAGAAGATTTGACAAATAGGTTTATATCCATATGGTCAGGTAAACACGTTACTCCAGCATTGGCTAATAAAAGATTTGCTGCTGATATTGAAGGTATACCAATGTTTGAAAACATAATCAATGATAATTTAGATATAAATCCTAAAGTAATAGATGTATTTGTTGGTTATTTGGCAGATGAAATTATGGCTATATCAGATGCTAGATACACTAGAGATTATTTCATTGAAAAGTTGAACTAGGCAACTAATAGCAATTACACTATTGATTCGTTCTCAAAATTGTCCTCATTGTAGTAGGAACAAATATTTAAAAATAACCCAGAAGCTGCTAAGTTACTTAGACTATTAGTAAAAACGTATCATTACGTAGAAGGAGAGCAGCAATGGTTATACGATGAAGTTAATGATAGATATTACAGAAGAGCGTTCCATATAGATTTACGTTCTGGTAAAAAAGGTCCTAGAGGATACGAATTTAGGCACTTTAAAGATATAGGTAAATCTATAAATCTTTCTTCTAACGTGGTGCAAAAAATATCTTCTAATATGTTCGATACAGATTCTCGTCAAAGTTCTATAGATTATGTTTATAATATGATAAACCGAGAAAGTATCAGAAAACAAATAAGAAGCATGTTAAATGATAATATTGCATACGCTATCGTTAAACTACAACAGTTAAAAGCTATTATAGTAGATGATGCTGGTAATATAACAAGTAATCGTTACTTGCCTTCAGATTTAATTAAAAAATATATTTATGGTAAACAATCTGCTAATGTAAATGAACTAAGCGGTAATGATTATTATAGAGCTATTGGTTCTGCGGTAATACAAGGTATGTCAGATATATCAGAATTTGAGAAATTGTGTCACGGAGATATTGCATATCATAAAAATATCGACGGTGTAACTAAACGTTATTCAGGTATTGTTTCTACAACTTCTCTTACTTCAGAGAAAGGTACTATGAGAAATGCGTTTGACGAAGAAGATAGACTATTCGATAGCAACACATATAATTCTGTTACTTTGAACACCACAATGGTTGTAAATCAAGCCAAATATAAAGGAGAAGCATACAGAGCTCTTGGGTTACCTGAGAACATGGTTAAAATATATTTAGAAGATAATAATATAAAGGTAAATATTGACACTTCTGATGTATTAGATGCTGATGGTAACATAAAAGATAATTATCGTAAAGCTAAATTGATAAATCGGTTACTGCAATTTAGAGAAGAACGACGTTTGAAAGTAATGATCAACGGAGAACCAATGTCTGATGCATAGTTATTAGATGTTGCAGTAAAAGATTTTGAAAACAGATACGAAGGTTATCTTAAAAACGACCCATCAGATGCTCAAAGTTGGGTTACCAGTCAAATGTTTAGAGCTTTACAATAGCGAAAAGGGGCGTGGAACGATGTATCTGAAGCTATATATAATCTACTTACTTATTATGACAAATTCGGATCTGACAAGCTTACTCCTAGAACTATAAGACTTATTTAGGATAATATATGTAAAGTGCTTAATATAAATTATGACGAATTAGTAAAAAAAGCTAAGGCATACGATGCTAATAAAACTAATTTGAACAGTAAAGAAGTGCGCGATTATAAAGGGTGGATTTTTGGTATTGCTGATAAATTCAAATTTGAATCGCCATCTCTTAAGTATATTTACTACGGATACGATTAGGGTAGAATGGATGGACTTGTTACTCCAATTTATGATAAATCTTCTTATAAAGTATTATGGAAAATTGAAGTAGAAGGACATGAAATACAACAGTTATACGATTTTATGCAAGATAGTAATGTAGACGTGGTTAAACAAGAAACTGCCGTTAAATCAGGAGGTTTACCTAACTTTGAATTGTTCGATTTAAACGGTAAGGTGGATAGAGCTGCACTAAATGCTTCAGTAATTCAATCGCAATACTTTTCTTTGTTAGGAGACCAGCTTAATACAGCTTCACATCACACAAACGACGCTAATCTATTGACTCAATTTATGAAAGTGGCAATGATGAACACAAATAAAGACAGACGATATAGAGTTAATGGTGTTACAGTTGATGGTCAAATGCTTCAGACATTCTATAAAGCGATTCTAGATGAACTTACTAGAAGAGGGTCTGTTAAATTTAACAAAAAATGGGGTATAAACGATAACGGAGTTGTTGATAAAAAAGCTTTTATGAAGTCTTTATAGACCATGGCTCAAACTGAGAATCTTCCAGCTGAAACAGTAGCTGCTTTCCAAGTCGATGAAAACGGTGAATTTAAAATACACCCAGCAGCAATGCCAAATATTGCTTGGATAATGTCTCGTATTCTTGCTCAAATGGGTGATACTATAATAGATACTGTTACTCCAGGTAAAGCTTTGTATCAGGTAACTAGTGTTGGTTATGATAATTTCATGAATTTGAAGCAACATGCTGACAAACATCTATATATGCCTGGGGAAATTGATTCTAACGGCAATATTCATCAAAGAATGCAAGTTAGATTGTCTATAAATTTCTTTGACGATGTAATATAGGAAGCTAAACGTAATAAAATTAAAGGATACGATTTTGATAACTTTGAAGATCAGCGCAGGTTCATACTAGATAATAAGGAATTATTTGCATTATCATATCGTGTTCCTACACAGGGGTAGAATTCAACTATACCTGTTGAAATAGTAGATTTAGTACCTAGTCTTAATGGTAGCATGATCCAATTCCCTTCTGGTATTACTGCACTTACTGGTTCTGACTTTGATATTGATAAAATGTTCTTAGCTAGATACAATTATGAAGTTGTTAATGGTAAAATGCAAAAAGTTAAGTATGATATAAATGAAGTGATGAATAATATAAACAGCACCGATTCCAAAAAATTACAAAATTTCTTATTAGATATGTATCAAGGTGTGTTGACTTCTTTAGATCATGCGTTGGCTACTAGTACTCCATTGGACGTTGCTACAGGACCTATTAGTACATTTGCCAAGAAAGAACTAGAAGAATATTCTGGAGGTAAAGCAGACGGATTACCTGATAATTTAGACGGATTTTATCTTAACCCAGTATTCCAAACAAGGTAGAAAAAGCTTAATTCAGGGTCTGATGCCGGTATTGGTCCTATGGCGTTAAATAGTGTATTCTAGTTCTTTGTTCAGATTGCTAAATTAGATATGCGTAAATTCCCAATTATTGAGCAATTGAGATTATAGAAATTAGGAGAAACTTTTGATAGATACGGTGAAGAAATATTGGATTCAACTTCAGGTCTTATTAACGCGTTTGTAGATGCTGCTAAAGATAACTATATCGGCAACGCTAATGTTAACGCTTATACTTTTGATGTAGTAGCTATGCTAATTGCATCTGGGTTTGGTAATGACACGTTTGCATTCTTAACACAACCTATCATAAAGGAAATTTCTGATAACTGGTTGACTTATAAACAAGGACTCATTGGTGTATCAGATTAGGAAAAAAGAGGTACATATTTTATGGACTCTGTAATAGAAGATTACAATGACAGATTAAAATCTTTAAGTGCTGAAGATACACCAGAAAAAGAGTATTCAGAACTGACCAAACACGATGTATTAATGGGCAATCTTAAACCTAAACATGACGCTAGATGGATTAAAGATTAGCTTACATACGCAAGTATGTTTAGACAATTGTATGAATTAGCAAAAGAGTACCACAATGCTATTTCAAATGCTCAGATTGATACTAAGAAGTACGGTGTTAACATTAACCAATTACTTTCTTTTATTCAAGGTGTGAACCAATTCAACTCAGAATATAATATTGCATTTAGTAATCCTAGAGATATGTATGATAATACGTTCTTAGGAGCTAAGTATACTAAGGGAGTTATGGGTATATTTGACACATTTAGTAAACTATTACCTGAATTTTCCAAAGTATATATTGATGCAGCTAATGAACTTAGTAAAGAATGGGGTTTATATGGTAGACAAAGTAAAGAATTCCTAAGAGTGGTTGGACCTAAAATAAAAACTGTACTTTATTTGCCATTCTTTAATCAGTATATAATTGAGAGATTTGGCGGAAAAGCTTTAGCAAAGTTAACATATGGTGAAAATAGCGTTCCTGGAAGATATGAAGCTATTAAACGTAAAGCGTTACGTAGAGGTGAAGGAATAGACTTGTTCAACGCTGTTAAGTATAACAAACTTGGAGATGTCAAAGTTCCTCAATTCATGTTGGTTACACAACAGTTTAAAGAAGATTCTGACGTTAAAAATAATGTCCAGTTAGCTTTAAGTGAATTATTCAATAGCACTGATCCTGAAATAAAACAATGGGCTGAAGATTTTGCAGTTTATATGTTCTATGTATCTGGCGGTACTGATTCAAATGCTGGTGGTATTGTTAGAACTACAGTATACGATATTATTCCACCACAGTACTTAGCTAACTTAAGAGCTGGTGGAAAGACATTTAATTAGTATATTGCTGAAAATGTCATGGGTAGAACAACAGGTATGACTAATACTGAAAAAGACCAAATAATTAGCTTATTGGCTGTATCTGATGACAATTATGTTCCTACTATATCTCCTAGAAATCACAAATATGTAATCAAAAGAGTTGTTGGTAATGATGTGATTACTATTACTAAAGGATCCAATTCGTTATTTAATAGAAGTACTAATACTTATAGTCCTTTTATTAAAATAACCACTTCTAATGGATATGACTTATATCGTCTTGGAGAAAAAGTGTCTTCTATTTCTAAAAAAACAGGTACAACATTTTCTAATCCCGTATATTATAAAGTTAATAAACTTGGATATAAGAGTAATAAGAGACAGTCGTTTGCTTTAAGAGCTGATGGTTACATTAGTGAAGACGGCACTATAAGGTCTTTACTGTGGTAGGATAATGATTTTAATAAATTGGGATTCAATAGTTTGAATGAGAAAGAATAGTCTATTTATATGAATAATACTAATACTACTCTAGATAAGATAGATGATGCTTTAAGTGGAAGTATAGATTATTCTAAATATTTCAATTCTCAAAAAGCCAATGATGATTCTGAACAGCAAAGAGCTTTAGTAGATACTGTAGATGCTGTGTATTTTATAGCGGACAGTTCTTTCAGTTATCATTTGCCAGTTAGAGACTATGCTAGATTTAAAAATAAAGAATTTTATGTAATATCTATAGATTAGACTGAAATACCCACAGCAAATGGCTAGAAAATAGCAATCATTGGTGATTCTGCAAATACTGCTATAGAGATATACAAAAACAATTCTGATAAATAGATATATACGTTTGTAAATTATTTCGGCGAACGGTCTTCTGTATTTTAGGCGCTGTACAATTAGATAGGTGATGAGTTAAATAACAATAAAGAATCTGAGGATAGTGATTAGAAAGGTAGTGCTATTAAAGATAAATGTAAAAATTAATTAATATGACTCCGTTTTGTCCAAATTTTAGTAATAAACAAGTAAAGAAAGAGTTTGAAACTCTTGAAGATATGGTTGGAGAAAACCAAGCATATTATTTGTGGGATAAATATGAAGGTGATTATGCAAAAGCTTCTTCGGAGGCTTTTGCGCAATTGCGCAAACAAGTATATTCTAGACCTGACGCTAAAACCCCGTAGCAGTTTAGTAGTTCTCAAAGAATGGCATATATCATGCAACAGCTGTATCCAGAAATAGAACTGAAATTTGTAGAAGCCATAGAGGGTGGATATGCTGGGTCTATTGATTTAGATGCTATGCAAGCGTTGATAGATATGACTAAATCTGGAAAAGATACCATTCCCCACGAATATGCTCATTACTATGTAGAAATGTTTTCCAATGCCCCAATAATTAAAGAAGGTATTGAAACATTTGGTGGTAAAGAACAGTTAGTACAAGCTGTAGGTATTAGGGTGGCTAATATGAATGGCGAAGCTAGAAGTTGGTGGTAGAAATTCAAAGATTTTGTTAAAAAACTGTTTGATAACAAATATGCTAAACAAGCTTTGCTTGCCGAAATTACAGATAGTTTTTTGATTCGTAAACAGCTAGGAGATACGTAGAAAGTATCTGGAGTGTTTCATCAAGAAATACCATCTGTGGATTAGGTAAGAAAGATACTACAAAATTTAGCAAATACTGTCACTTTTGATGAAGTAGAACATAGGTTTACAGATAAAAAAACTGGTAATATATTAACTTCTGTTACAGGTTTTAAAGAAAAAGCCAATTATGACAATTATGATGCGTCACTAGAAGATCAAACGTAGGCTAAAATATCTTAGGAAGCTAGAAATAATGGTACTAATATACATGCTGTTTTAGAAGGAGTATTAAAGGGCAATTTAGATATACAACGATTTACAGATAGTATGTCTAGGGAAGCTATAAAAGGCTTAATTGATGTAGTTAACCACATTAAACAAAATTATGACTTTGTTGCATCTGAAGCAGTATTAGCTGACCCTAAACATGGTGTTGCTGGTATTGCTGACTTAATATTGAAAGATAAGAAAACAGGTGAGTATGTATTAATGGATTTTAAAACTAAATTAATAAATTATAATAATAAGAAAAACGACAAAGGATATCTGGTCAATGAAAAAGGATCAAGATTGAGAGGTTTTTTGTTTTCTACTAGTAAAAAATTTAGACTAAAATCTGAAAAAGACGGGTACGATTTTCAGTTATCTGCATATAAGTATATACTATAGCAAAATGGTATACCTATCTCTAAAGTAGGTATTATACCTATTGTGTATTCTGTTGATAAAGGTAAGATAAGTAAAGCAGGATTAAGTACTGTATTTGGTACTAATGAAGAAGCTAATAGTCAAATGAAGAAAGAAGGCTTCTATCAGATAACACAATCACAACAAACTAAATTTGATGTTGAGTATAATATATTTGGTGATAAAACTATTTTTGGAAAAGATACTGAAAAAGTGGATCAAATGCTCAAAGAGCTTACTAATTTGATGAATACTATATAGAAAAAACTAAGTATTCAAGAACAGGTTCTTAAGCTACGCAGAAGTTATCGTACCCAAGCTAAAGATGCTGCAAATCTGTTAGAAAAGATATCAAACATGACAGAATTAGACGCTTTACTTTAGTACACTAATTATGCAGCTGATCATTTAGGTAGACTCAATAAACAGATATAGGAAAGATATAAACAAGGGAAAGATGCTAAATGGGATTTAAATGTATTATAGAGCTATAGAGAAATAGCATCGTCTTATGATATAGTAAATAGAATATCAGGATTGGCTAATAGGTATTCTGATATATTTGGAGACGATAATGTGAGAGCTATAGAAACTGCTTGTAATAAATTATAGTAGGCACAACGAAACATATTAGATGCTTGTGATACAATTGGTTCTAAACTATATTTAAATGAAATTCTACCATACGTAGGTATAGTTAGATATAGAATTAAAAACGAAGAAAGAAAGAAGTATATAGAAAACAACCCAAAAGGTCCTAACGAATCAGATAAAGATTTTAATTTGAGAGTTCAACAACATATAGAACAGTATTTAAGAGATAACAGTAATGATATAGAGTATCAAACTAGAGAATGGTTAGATGCTCAAAGACATGTAGCTGAATCTGGGTTTGAATGCAATTCTATATTAGCTAACTTTGGTACAGTTTATGAATCTAAAGATCCTTTTGTACAAGCTATAGTACAAAGATTCGATTTTGCAATTAGTGATAAAGAACAGCGAATGATTAAATTAAGAGCTTAGATAAGTAAAGTACTAAAAGAATACAAAGCAAAGTATGGTACTACCAATTTTAGTGACCTGAGAAAGGTGTTTGATGATTTTGTAGAAGTAACTGACAATGGCGTTATTTACTTGGTTAATCCAATTGGTGGAGAGTATTTGCAAGCATCTAAAAAAGAACGTAACAGAATATTCTCTGATGGATCTTTAACTTTTTAGGAACAGCAAGCAGCTTGGGAAGAATGGCTTAGAACAAACAATCCTATATTTGACATTGAAGGTTACAATAGACAAATGGATGAAGATTTAGCATCTATATTAGAGCCATTGGATGAAGAAAAAAGAAAAAAAGTTATACAAAATGCTAAACTTAGTGCAGATAAAAGAAAATCTTGGTTTTCTATGTATAAAGACGGTACTATTACTGCTGATATAAGATAGGAATTAGATGATTTGACACGAGATTTAGATGAAAAGTATCGTAAACCTAATCCTGCTATATATAAAAATGCTAAGTATGTGGAGATGTTAAAATACAAAGACTCTAATGACCCTAAATGGTAGTTGTATAAATTATTTTTAGATCTTATAAAAACATATGATTATTCAATGCCACGTTCATTACGTCTTAACTTTAGGTTACCTAGCGTTATTAAGAGAGGTGTTGAAAGAGTAAATAGCGATGGTGTAACGTCAACAATAAAGAACTACTTATAGACAGAAATGCTACCTATGCAAGACGATGATATCCGTGGTACTTTTGTTGACGAAAATGGTAAACGCATACGGCAAATTCCTATGTATTATTATGCAGAAGGGATTATAACAGAAGATGAACAATCTTTTGATTTACCTACTATCTTTTATAAATGGGCTGATGCTGCTGATACTTACTTAGTTAAACGTGATTTGGAGTCTTTAATACTGCAAACATAGGCATTGTTAGCTAGTAGAGAAACTCAGGATAATGTTATTTCTTTGTTAAAAGGTAATAAAAATAAAGTATCCAGTCATAAAGTTAATACTTAGAATTAGTTTGATTCTTGGGTGGATTAGGTGTTCTATGGAAATAGAGTACAAGATATGGGTAAAATTAAATTACCGTACTCTGATAAAGTAATAGATACTGCTAAATTAATAAAATGGATAGTTGGTATGTCTAATAAGAGAGTAATGTCTGGTAATATGGTAGCAGCACTCAATAATATATTGGTGGGTGAAGTAAATCAATTAGAAGAAGCTGTTGCAGGACAGCATACTACGAAAGAAGACTATGCTAGAGCTACTAAAGAATTTGCTAAGAACTTTTACGGTTTACTAGCAGATGTCAATAAAGCTGTACCACAGAATAAATTAAATTAGTTGGCTGAATGGTTTGGTATATTTGAATCAAATAAGAATTTATCATTAGAAGGTTTTATGAGACATTCTGTTAGCGATATCTTATATACTCCGAATAAGATGGGTGAGCATGAGATGTAGATCAGATTCCTAACTGCTTGTTTGATGACTATGAAAGCTAAAGACGATAATGGTAAAGTAATAGGTAGTATGTATGATTATGTAACTTTTGATGAGAATAATTAGTTAGTAGTAGATGATAAAGTTGCTAATTTTGATAAAATGTAGCAAAACTTATTTTCACTCAAGGTTAGGAAGGTACTAATTTCACTGCACGGTAATTATAGCGATAGAGCATCTGTAGCTGCTGAATCTCAATGGTATGGTTGGATTGGTTTGTCTTTACGTAGATGGATTGAACCTACTGTAATGAGACGTTATCAAAAGAGATATTACGATTCTGTGTTCGATACTGAAATAGGTGGTATGCATAGAGATTTTGCTTCTTGGCTGTTTAGAAATGAATATACAGCTGGTATGATAAATTTCTTTGCTACTAATATATTTAAAGCTAAACAACTTTAGATAGAGGTGATGAAGTGGAGTACTATGACCGATGACGAGAAGAGAAACGTAATTAAGTCAGCTATTGAATTTTCAGTTGCAGCTTTGAGCTATGCTATATTTGCTTTAATTAATCCTGGAGATGATGATGATCATGACTTTGGATAGGAAATATTGTGGGTAATAAAGTATTAGGCTTATAGATTATTTACAGATATGACTTTCTATGTCTTACCTACTTCTTTTACTAAGCTTTTCCAAGATCCTTTTCCTGTTATGAGTTATATAAATGATATACTTAAGTTATTTATGCAGATGTTTGATCCTTTTGAAGAATATAGTACTGGTAAACATTTAGTATCTAATAAGTTGCTGGATCAAGCAATTAGACTTACTCCAGGAGCTAAACAATTAGGTCGTATAGGTAACGCTTCATAGGAAATAAACAATTTCTTACATTAGAGATGATTTGTAATATAATTCGAGGTTAGGTTGGTACTAATTCTTTGTGGCTATAAAAAAGATAAAGGCGGATTAAAATCCGCCTTTTTTATTGGTATATTGTTTAGATTTAGAATAGCTTCATTTAATTTTGGTTTAACAGAATATGAATAATTGTATCCGTTAAAAAAATGTGTTGCTATTTTTCTAGCTTTACTACTTATTGGTCCCCAGTGGTCTAATATTTTATTTTGAGTTTGTATACTTACTTTGGTGTACTCTCCGTTTAGTAAATGTGTAAAATCTTTTTTTAGTTGTGGGGGTATAGTAAATGCTATGACTTTGTAAGCGTTTCCGTTTATTAATTCTGTATATTCAGCATATGAATTTTTGTTTTTCTTAAATCTCACTTTAAGTTCATTCGGAAAAGCTCCTCTGTCATAGCATATAATTATTTTATTTTCCCATTCTGGTTTATTGGTGTCAGCTACGTATATTCCAAGTGTGGTTTTATTTAGCCATTTTAAACTGTTTTCTTCTTCTATTAGTGGTAGTAAGAATAGTTTTGTTGCTATATTTAACCACAATTTTTTGTCTTTCATAACATTTACAGCTCTTCTGTTCCATCACCTTCGTAATACTCAAGTGTATGGTCCCATTGATCTGTACTGATATGTTCTGAGATTCTTCGGAGAGCTTCTGATATTGAAGCGATCTTTTCATTGAGAGTAGTATCATTTTTCATATTGAATACTCTAATTTCATTATTAGCATCCTTACCGATAGCAATAATATATGCTTCAAAATCATATTCTTCAGAATTAAGATTTAATACCTCTTGCATATACCATTGAATTGCTAATCCATAATAAGCAATTTGCCTATAATAATCGTATTCTTCTACTGAATGTTTAAAATTATATACATTTACAGTAGTTTTTAAGTCAATAAGAATTATCTTCTTGTTAACATGATCAAAGCATACTCTGTCTAATAGAGATTTACATTTGATATTATGAAATTTTTCTACTTCCCAATTAATATGGAACTCATTATGAGTTTCAAAAGTAGATGGTAAATTAAATAACAGTTCGTTTGCTTTTTTATGATTCTGAATATTCTCCTTAATCTTCTTAAGCATTTGTAAATCAGCAAAGCTAATTATCTTCTTATTTTCATCTACTTTACTTAAATATTCTAAGTAATCTTGATAAATCATAATAAGACCTTCAGCTTCTTCAATACATTTCTCATTAGATTTCTTATTACTATAAGCTTTCTTATAAGCAGATAGTTTAAGCTTATCTTGAGATTCTAATGGATTTACTTGCATAAGTCTATGATACTCATCTAATAAATCCTTTTGCTGTTTTACTTTAGGTGTTGCAAAATCAAGAATAATATAATCTTTCCAGAATTCTTCTGGTTGAAGTAAATATTCATGAATCATAGTTCCTTTTTCAAGGAAATTATAATCTAATTTTGCTACTTTACCTTCTTTGTAATCTTTTAGACCTTTTGGTCCATTTTTAAGAAAATATCCAATATCACTATTAGAGTAACGAGACATATCCTCATAGTAAGGAGTATCAATTACCATCTTGTTCATACTTAATCCTCCATGTCGCTAATTACAGCTGACTCAGGAACTTCTGCTGAAGTATCCCAAACTAATTCATCTTCTTTATCTTGTTGTAGTTCAACTTCTTTAAATGTCTTAAGCCAATCCGCTACATTATTATTGTATGCTTGACTAATAAGTTTATCTAAGAATGCTTGTTCTACTTGTTTCTTTTCTTTTTCTGTCATAATATCTAACACTACAAATTCATAATTCTTTTTAAAACTATAACAACTATTCAATCTAGAACAATTGTATCTTCCAGAATTTACGTCACTAGATCCATCATGCCAATGTCCATATAAATGATATTTACTCTTTCCAAAGGAGAAAACATCTAGAGCTTCATTACAAAATGGATTATCATGTGTTAATAGTATATCACACTGTGGTATATCTTCATAAGTATCAAATCTACTAAATGCCCATCTGTCCTCTTGAAATTCAATTGGTTTAATCCAAGGAGATCCGTAGAATTTAACACCTTCATATATATACATTTCATCTATAAGAAATACTAATTTACCTTTAGATAAAATTTGCATATTATCTTTAAAAGAACCCCATTCATTTAATTTATACTTATATTCTAAGTAAAAATCATGATTACCTGGTATAATAATTACCTTCTTACAAGGTAATTTATCTACCCACTTTATGAATTTTGTTTCCCACCAATGTTTAGATGCTTCAATATTTCTTTGAGCATTTAATGTTACTACATCACCGCATATACATAGTACATCACACTCAGGTATATTCTCAATGAGATTACCATGTATATCACTTATACCGCATATTTTCATGTTTATATAAGTTAAAAGGCTAGAATATATCTAGCCTTATTTGTTTTCATGCTGCATCACAACATTCGTAATCATCATCACTATATTCATTATCTTCATTATCATACTCATCGTTATATTCTACAGTATCACTAACTTTAGTTGGTATATTTTCAGTAGAGATATTCATAATGTTTATGATTTCCTGAAGACTAATATCTTCATCTTCTAGCATTTTGACTTCACTCATGAAAGAAACAATGTTATCCATAGAAAGTAGTTTAATATTCTCTTTACAGAATTTTACTACTTCTTCTTTGTTCTTAATACCAAAATCATCAGCCAACATCGGTAAGAATGCAGCATTTTCATCAGGAGAATATCGACGTAAATAACGAATACGTGAACAGCGATCTTGCATATACTGACTAACTCGGCTTAAGTCATTGCAAGTCATAATTACTAGTTTCTGTGCAGTCTTTTCAACTCCATCTAAGAAATCTAGCATATACTCAGTTTTGAAGTTCTTTTCAACTTCATCAAACAAAACACATACTGGAGTAGTAAAGGACTTAAAAAACTTAATAAGTTTACCTTCTGGATAATCAGGATTAACTACAATAATAGGTAAACCTGATTCCTTAGCTAATATTTTTGCCATTACAGTCTTACCTGTACCTTTAGTACCAGCTAGCATTACACCAGTAGTATTTGTATTTGCTTTATTAAAATAGGTTATAATACGCTTCTTAAATATATCATCTGTTTTAGTAGAATAGACTTTCTTTGGTAGATTTAATTCACCGTTCTCCTTAAACATAGGTGAATCTTCCCATCTATTCCAACTCAGATCATATACTTTACCAGGTATCAAATCATAATCGGCACCTTTAGGTTTTGCAATTATCTGTTCTCCTATTTTAATAAATTCGTTCTTTGCCATAATCTGAAAATTTAAGATTTTAATTTGTTGATTAATTCATCAACTTGTTTTTTATTCTTTACTAAATAAAATTTAGTATCTGGTTCATTCAAGCTTAAATAATACTTGAATAGTTTTTCTCTATTTGCCCAAGAATCTGTAGCAAATCCTTTACATTCTATAACAAAACTATTTCCTACAAAGTCTGGTAAATAAGTAATAGCTCTAACTGTAGAGTTATTATATACAAACTTAGGAAGTAAAGTATATCTGTGCTGTTCATATTCAGCTGATATACCCGCTTCCTTTAGTTTCTAATATGTATAAGCTTCTAACTTAGATCGAAATACTATTCCATCTATTTCTTGTTTAGTAGCATTACGCACTTTCTTGTTTAAGGCTTGCTTTAGCATAGTCAATATAATGTTGTACACTATCTTTAGTTATTTTAAACGTTTCAATTCTTTCAGAGAAATTACCGTTTTCATCCGTAAATCCTACTGAATGTAAGAAAGAATAATCTTTATTATGTTTAAAAGCTTTAAACATTTCTTTAATTGAATTTGCTATAAACTTACGTTTTTTATTCCATTCAGTAAATTCTCCATGCAACAACACACTCACTAATTTGATTGGAATTAATAACAACTTTCCAAGTATTAGAGCTAAATCAAAAGGTAACGCTATTACTTTACCTATAGTTTTTAATAGTTTCATTTAACCAATTTTTTATTTCTTCAAAGCTATTTGCTTTAACAGCATCAGATACATCTTTAGCTTTGAATTTTTTGTTAATAAACATTGCTTCTAAGCCTGTTTCTCGGCTTAATTTGCGACTTCTTTTTACTCCAGCTACATCTCTATCAAAAAGTATTATAATACGCTTAAAACGCGTCTTAAGTTGCTCTAATACGTCTTTAGGTAGAAATGTACTCTCTGAAGATGGAGAAACTGCCGGATAACCCATTTCATGCAAACACATAACATCTTTCATGGACTTTGTGATAAATAATATATCACCTTTCTGAGGCAACTGCTCATAGCCTTGGATATCATAGTCTGTAAGATTGTTTCTCCACTTAGTATATTTATCTGCCAATGGTCTATATATTTTAAAGTTATTATAGACCTTATATGCATACATTGGATTTTCTCGTTTATAAGTACCCTTTACTATTCCGTTACATAAATAATATTTAATACTATTTACATTGAATTTCTTTAGAGTATTTATAGAAATATTAAACTGTTTCCAGTAATTGATATCTACATCAGTAAATTCCTGACGTACTACACCAATTACTGTTTCAGTTGGCGGTATATATTGCTTAGAGCTAACGAGTTTAGTGTTATTAGTAATGTTTAACTTATCTACTATATCAGATAGTATATCATTATATTCTGTTTTACCAGTAAATAATGACACAAATTTAATTACATTACCACATTCACCTGTTCCATGATCTTTAAAAAGTAGTTGTTTAGTACGTTTACTATAGTAAATACCAAAGGATGGATTTTTATCCTTCCTAAATGGACTATTATATATCATACCTACTTTAAATTGACCTATATATTTTGCATATATATCATATTCTGTTACTTTAGAAAGTATCCAATCTAAAGTAATATTATCTGGGAGTTTTGCTCGCTTTCTACTATACATATGCAATTTGTTTTAGTTTGTTAGCCTGTGTAGAATCGAACTACAATATTTCCTATCAGGCTATAAAAATAGTGGTAGTCTTAAAATAGTAGACTACCACTTGTTATTAGTTAATTATAACTTTCTTAAAATGGCAAATCGTTATTAGATTCGCTTAAAGCCTGTGTATTAGTAGTAGATGAAGTTGCACTAAACGGATTATCGTTTTTTACTTCTTTATCAGCTACAACAGGCTTTGTAAATTGGTCAATATTTAGCATAGCAATAGAAGATGATTTACCTTCTGGTAATTCCATAGGTTCAATAAAAGTATACTTAGCATAATTAGGTAAAGTAGTATATCCTTTATCATTGTATACTATTTTTGCTCTAAGTTTTTTACTCTTATCTACTTTGTTCAGCATATCAGTAATCCACTGAGCAAACTGTTCAAAGCTTTCGCCATTAAAGTCAAGTTCTTCGTCTTTATAGTAACAGTTAAGTATCTGCAACATACGAGAATACTGTTTATCCATTTTTGTTTGGAGTTGTTCTTCTGTAGTTACAAACCCACCAAGTGTAGGTTTCCACTCTGTATGAGTTAATGTTGCTCCATCTTTCTCAAAAACAATTTCTAAGAATTGATTACCATTCGGAGAAACTTCTGTTTTTACACTTTTCAATACTACATTTTCAATAATACCAGCGGGAATATACTTAATATCACTTTTGCTAATACTTGCTGCACGTTCTTTACTATATGTCATAATTTCAATATTTTTAAGTTTTTAAATCAGGCTGCACACTCGTCTAAATAAATCTTATCCCAGTGAACATTAATAACATTATTTTCATCGCTTTCTGCGATAACTATCTTCTTACCTCGTAAGTGAGGAGCTCTAGCTTCTCTTACTGAATTATCCCCACCTTCAAAAGATATAATAGTTTCATTCTTTTTACGATAGACATAACCAACAGCATCTGCTTCACCACATACTATATCACCTAGTCTTCCAACTAAATCTATAGCCATTTCTATAAGCTCTTCACCATCTTTATTAATCATCTTATCTTTAGTATGACCTATAAGAATAAAATTATCACAAAGATTTTTAAACATGTTTATTACTTTTTTAACTGCTTCTCTTAAGTAGAGATATCCGCTACCATTTGGTAATGTACGAACATCATCTCCCTTATAAGATTTGCCCATTGGTGTCTGACAATACAGAACTTTAGCATATCCTAAACATATTTCTTCGAGTCTAGTAGCATTATCTATAGCAATATATTTATAAGGTTTCTTTCCTGTTGTAGCGATTTCTTCACTGATTGCTCTAGATATATTACCTAAATCTTCAATAGTACGAGCTTGAATAGAGAGAGCTTCTAGAAATTCTGAACCTCCCTCTAAGTCAATTATAAGACAATTATCAAGCTTAGATAATAATGTAGTTTTACCTGATTTTGGTTTACCAAATAGGATTAAAAATCTTGGATTATTAACCTTTGGTTTGTTTTTCTCTTTTGGTAGTATTAACATATTAAAATAGGTTAATGCTTTACCTGTGAGATTCTGAAATTATCTGACAAAAACTGAAATTTTACACAATGTAAAGTTATTCGTTATTCATTGTTGAGAATATTGTTAACAGTAGTACTGTTACTAATATTAATAATAACATTTACTATATTATTTTTATCTGCTTTACGATAGTTATTCAAAAACAGACTAGGATTATCAATAGGAATGATTGTATAACCAATTTGAATAAACTTCTGGTAAATACGTACAGGTTGACCCATGTAAGTAAAATCGTAACCACGATCTTCTTCATAGTCTTCCATGATCTTAGCATATTCTGCTAATCGTTTCAATGCTAAATCAAATTCTGAAATAGCATCATATTGACGCAACTTAAATGCTCGATTTGCGAACGGACATGTAAGTGAATTATCATATGAACATGTCGGTCGATAATATTTTTTATTGAATGCAGAGAAATGTGCATTTCGGTTGCATCCAAAACATAGCAAGTCTTCAGGACCTGCATATGATATACTGTATTCCGGATCTTCCGGAGTGTGAATTCCATACCATTTAGCAAACGGTAAGCGGTTTTTAACTTCGTTTAATATACGATTTTTCAAAGAACCCTGAGGGTCAATATTTTGTTTCGGAAGTTTAATTGTAAAACCTTTCATAATCAGCCTTTTTTAATTTGTTTAAATACTACTTTTTGTTCTTCAGCACTTGCAGTATTTGTTTCAATTAGATTGCCATATTGAAGTTCGTTTTCAAATTCTAATATACAGGGTTCACCATCTCTTACTTTTAAGAAATGCATATAAACCTTATTTTTTACAGGTAGACGACGTACTCCATATATAGCTAGCAGTTGTATTAACGGTAAGCTCTTTATCTTACCCTCTACGTCTTTATTTATTCACGTAGCTTAGACTATTTCTTAATATAACTTAATATGTTCTTAGAGAAATTTGTTAATTCTTCTTCAGTTGCTTTATTTTTCATAATATTTGCTAATCTAGATATAATTGCAACATTTCCTTTAATATAACCTTTTGAATTATCAATTCTATCAATCGAATAAGTATATGATTTATCATGTAATATAAAAGGTTTATTTAAAATAGGACACAATGCGGGAATATTTATATCTTTAATTGTTATAGCGAATTCTATTCCTATTTTTTTAGCATGTTGTTTTGCATGTCGCAATAATATTACTTTAGTATGATAATCCATATCGTGTTTGAACTTATCTAAATGAATCATTATATCTTTAGCAACTTGATCTGTATATCTTCTCCGTCTATAAAAATGGTATAATCTACTTTCTTCACATCTACATTTTTTACAATCAGATCTTAAATTATTTTTTTCTGTTTTACTGTGATTCCATCTTTTTTCAAACTCTTCTACTGGTTTGTATTTACCACACTTACAACATTTAAAATAATATATACCATTTTCAAGTTTTATATCTCTATTTTTACCAATACTGTAGGTAAAATTATCTATAGTTAGTTCCATATTTAATTTATAATTTATATTTATATATGGAACGCTATAATTACATTTAAGTTATATTTCCCGCTTTCGTGGTAGAATTATTAGCATAGCTTTTAATAGCGTTAGCTTCACTACTAGTCGTTAGACACTATTATAATATTTCTATTATAACTTGGTACGGCGTTGGCTATATCTAGCTCGTTCACCGTTTAACGGAATTTAGACTGAACCTAACTTATCAATTCAGTATCTCTGGTCTGTGAACAGCAATAACAAAATCACTAGCTTGAAATATTGCATCAGATGCTGATAAATCACTTCTCATTGGGAAGTGAGTACTTGGATTATTAATTCTATCAGGACTTTCAATATTACGATTCATCTGTGAAAGCTGTATTATACTAGTGTTAGAAAGTTTTTTCTTCTGTATAAACATTTTCTGTAAATCGACTATTGTACTTCTTTCTCCACCTTCTCCATTTACTAGAAGAACGTGGTCTAATACTACTATTAGCCAACGACCGTTAGCTACAGTATTATGAAAGTAATCTATAGTATTACCTATTTCTTCTACATTACACACTTTATCAACAAAGTATATATTGTATTTCTTAATGGTTTCAGCTGCCGATTCAGCTCTTAATAAGTCTTCATCACTAAGTGTTTCTACTGAACTATACAATTCAGATACAGTTTTCTTAGTTTTATTACTTATTACACGACCAACGTTTCTGTAGTCTACCATCTCTAAACTAAAGTATAATACTACGATATCCTGATTAGGATTAAGATCAATTAAATCCATTACTAACATATTTGCAACTGAGCTCTTACCACTACCTGATATACCAGCTATAGTAAATATCATATTTGGTTCAATTCCGCCAGTAGCTTTATTGAATTTATCCCATCTAGTTTTTAGAGATACTATACTATGATTTTTTCTAGCTTTAATGTAGTTTATGGATTTATTAGCTACCTGAGATATTGACTCAAAAGGTAGTATTTTAACGGCATTCTGTTCCGTATTCTCCATAATTTACAGGTGTTTCAGATTCATAACTCATTTGCTCTTCAATAACCTCCCACTCATGTTGAGTGAGCCATTTCCACATCGTCTTCATATAACCTATCTTACCAGTTATCATTTTGTTTTCAATTTCATATTGAAGACATTGAAGAAGGTGTTCATGCATTGCTCTAGATTTACCTACGATACGATTATATTCTTTACGACACTTATTTATATTAGATCGTAAAAAACCTTTAGTACCATCTGGTCTTAAAACATACACTGGAAATACTTCATAGAACTCATCAAACCATGTCTTATCTTGTTTTGTACTTGACAATAGTTTTTCTGTAGGACTATAAATTTTATTATCTCCTGAAGTAGTAAAGGAGATAAGGTCATTGTCGATTAACTCTTGTATGTCGTTTTCACTTATTCGGCTGAGAAACTTGTGAACGTCTTGATTATTACTTTGATTATCATTCAACACAAGAGTTAAAAATACTAACTGATTAATTGATATTTCTCCAAAAATATCTAATAATGTTGTATCTAATTCTAGTATCATAATATAGTATTTTATGAACTAGTCTTTTGATACAATATGATAAAATCTGTTAAAACAGACTTAGTTGTTTTGTTTTTAGGGTTGCTATTATTTTATTAGCTTCTGTTATATAATAATTATAGTTTATTTTAGGATCATTTTTTAAATCATCAAAATTGTTTAGTAAAGTAATACCAGATGCTGTTAACATGTTTTGATATTTCTTTACTCCATTTTCTATCTTCCATTTATATAAAAAATATCCATTTGTTGATGCATAAAATCTATTCGTTCTTTGTTGTTTTATACCATTATATTCAACTGTCCATTGTTTACCTGTTTTTTCAGATATTAAAAATTTAGTAATATCTTTAATAGTTGGAATAAAGTCTTGTGGTTTAATTCCTTCAAGAAAGAATTTTTCTACAGCTAATGGTATAATCGTTGGAGTTAATCCTTTTCCTAATACAGTTTTAGTTAAAAACGTTCCTTTTTCTTTTATACCATCTTTTTGTTTACCAAAATAATCATTTACAGCTAATTGATAAAAACATTCAAATTCTTCAGTTTCAAATGTTAATTTACTTATTTTTTCAAAGTCTTTAATAACTTGTTGTAATCCGTTATATTTAGCCTTTTTAAGACTATACAAAACACCATCTGTATTTATTTGGTAAATAGTAGCTCCTAATTCTAAAAGTCTCTCACAGAGCATTAAAAGTAGTAATTGACCATTCATTCTAATTTGTAAAACTGCGAATGGAGAGTATAACCAACTATATTCATTTTGATAGTTACCTGTAACAGAGTTTAAAGTTAATTTTTTAGTATCTGCTTCTAGTTTTCGTTTAGCTTTTTTAGCAGCTATCCTTTCTGTATATACTTTAGTATATATATCTAAAAATACTTCTTTTTTTAAATGTGGTGGAACAAAACCATATTGAATAATTAAACTTGGATATAGTGAGTTTGCGTCACTGTCTAATAGTAATTCGTCTTCTTTTGGAATTATTATTTCAGGTTGGTTTATACTATGTATACCACCAACTCCAATAGATATTTCTAAATTATTTAATAAAAATTTTTTATTCCAACCGTTTCTACCTGGTGAAACAGTTAAATTTTTCATTTCGGTTAATAAATTTTGAAGTACTGTATTTTTGAATTTGATATTAGGAAGTATTACATCTTTTAATGGTATAAAATCCATTGGACTACGTAATTCTTCTAATTGTTTTTTATCAATTCCTGTTTTAGATATATATTCTTTTTGAAGTATATCTACGCCGATACCTACTCCATCTTTTGAAAGACAGTTTATATGATAATTATCTTCAATATTTATTCGTAATTGAATATCTTTTTCACATCGTTTAAGTAATTCATAAGTAGATAATACATCATTTATATTATAATTGATCATATCATCTATTTCTTGTAACGCTAATGGAGATTGCCAATCACAGTTAAATTCTTGAACATTTTTATACATCATTGTTACTTGCATTTCTTTTAAAGAAACTCGTAATGCTTTACTATATAACATAGTAAGTAAATCTAATGTTAGAAAGTTTTTAGCATATTTCCAACGTTTCCAACTATCAATATCATCTTTATCTTGTGTAATAATATTTGATAGATTAAATATAGATTTACATATTTTACTATACGTGTACTTAGAATTAGAGAAAAATTCAATGCAATAATTTATGATAGGGTTATCATAATGAATATTATTATAACCTGCAAAATAAGCATTTTCTGTCAAAAATAGATTGCACATTTCTTCTATGTTATTTTTTCTTTCAGAACATTCATATTTTATTAATTTTTCTGTTTCAGTATTTAATAAAGTACAATGAAATACATTCTGAAAAACTTCAATATCATAGACATATACTGTTTTTCCTCTTATCTTCATAGCGTATAAATTTAGTGGAGTATATGGGAATCGAACCCATGATGCCGATTGGTTGCAGCACTATAAATAGTGTATTAGAGTCTCTCTAATATTCCTCCCTGTACCCTGCGCTTGCCTACTAGCTGAATACCCCATGAGGCAGGATTCTTTATAGACTATCCTGCTAAAAGTCTGTCGCTCTACGCTGCTTGCTTTATTTCTGGCAAATGTTTAGCAAAGCATTTCTTTTCTAAAGTTGCTCTATCTACTATTGTAATAGACTCATAATTACTATACTTATCAGATAACTTTGTATTTAGTTTAGTAACTACTTCGGTAAGTTGTTCAATGGGTAGATTAGAGTAGCTTGTTTTAAACTCTTTATCGTTTGTAGTAGCTATAACTACTTTATACGGTCTTTGTTCTAAATATCGTAGCTTCTTAGACATCTTGAACTCTTCAAGTTGTTTAGCTACTTTCTTAATTTTCTCTTCGTGAGCTGCTTTATAAGCTTGTTGTTTAGCAATACGTTCTGCTTTATTGCTACCATATAGATTCTGTACCAATTCTTTATGGTAACCAGAATAAGGACGTTCTTCTAATAACTGTTTTTTATCCTTTTTATCAGATACCTGTGTAGGTTTCTTAGGAATACTAGCTATGCCTTTTTTAGTTTCATGATACTCCTTTCGTGCATTAGTAGCTTCAGGGGTCCATTTATAAGTATATACTTCTCTACTTACTATCTTATCGTGACGACGAGTAGTTATAAATTCCTTTGTCATAGGTTTAATATTTTCTGACAAAGATATTCCTTTACTACACATAGCTTTATAATCTGAAGATTTAGTTAATCCGTAACGTTTCTGTAAGTTTTGCTGGTATTTAGCATTTTTCTTATTTCTAGTATCTTGATTCATAACAATTGATTTTAATAGTTAAAAACTAAAGGAAGCTAAATAGGTTAATATTTTAAGATTTCCCGTACGTACTCTCCCTATCGCTTCCTTATTATATTTTAAGCTGCTAAGCACATTGGAGCAGCAGAATCATCAAATTCTGTTTCTTCATTGAACTTAGTAAGTTTCTCTTTTAATTTCAGAATCTCTAAATCGAGTTCTTTTATTCGTGCTTTAACCCAGTTTGAAGTTAAAACTTCAGTCTTATTCAGAGCTTTTTTACCTTTCTTAGATTTAAGAACAGGATTCAAAGTTCGTATACGACTTAGATGTACTTTCATTTCTTGCAATTCACATAATTTAAATACATCTAATTGATTACAATCAGCTGGTAAATCACTAAATTTCTTTATACCCATATTGATACATAGTATCTTTAATTTAACAATTACTCGATCATCTGTAAGACTTTTGATTGTATTATAAAGTTCTTTCAAATCGTAAGTACGTTGATAATTACGATTTACTACATTTTCAATAGAGATAATATTCCAATACTTAGTAATATCTGCTGATAGTTTATCACGTTTTTCAATAAAATTATTTGCTTTCATATATACTTGATTTTAATAATTTGACAATTAATTAATTATTTTTAGTATATTAGAAAGTCTACCTGTGTAGCTATTAAACTGATCAAGGTTTAATAACTTAAAATATCAGCTATCTTCACAGACCACTGATATACTACAAAAAAAATTAAGAATTAAGACAGGCAAGATCAAATTCTAGAGCCTCTGTCACATCTCGATATGGCATCCGATTCTTATTCTCTCGGCTTTCCAACACTTAGTTACCTTAGTAACATTATCAGAGGCAGTTTAGTAAGAGTATATACGAACCCAACCAAATGTATATACTCTTACTGGTTTTATGTTGTTTCAATTATTTTCTACTTAATACGAACCCAACCAAATGTATATATTCGATTATAAATCTCCTTCAACATGCAAATTAACAGGTATTCTTTCATACCCAAAGTCAATACAAGCATTAGCTATCCCAACCATTCTGCGACGCTTGCTATTTCCCATATTTTTATCAAAGCCTGGGTCATCTTTTGTAATATCATAGGTCAATTTCAATGGACTGTTTTCATCAAGTAATGTACAATAATATAATAGTAACTCGATTACTTTCTCTTTTTCATCTTTCTTAAGTACTTTGTCAATTGCTTCTGTCAGAAACCCAACCAAACCTGACTTATCACAATTGTTACTTTCTACACCTGTAATGATAAAAGCTATTCTTTGTACTAAACTAAAAAAGTCTATTACATAATAGGAATTAAACCACTTATTTACCCAACCATATTTGTGGCGTCCTATTAATATAGTTCCATCAGTTCTAACATTTATCTTTTTGCTTCCATCCATCAGCAAATTATTTTGAATACGTGGATCTGACATAATTAGCTTTAACATTTGCAAGTGATATGAATCTATTGGCTTCTTATTTGTTGCCATAGTTTATATACTTAAGAATTGATTACTCGTCAATGCTTTTATAGTAAGCTTCAGTGTCGTCCTTAGTAATTTTGTTGATTTGTTCCAAAGAAGCACCTTGGTTTGCTAACTCATCAATAAAATTGTTAAGATCAGTTAAATTGCTTTGATTTAACTGAGTGACAACTTCAGTTACCATCTTCACATTCCAGAAGAAACTCCGTTCTCCTGTTGCTTCAAATTTCAGAATAGCGTCCTGAACATCCTTCGGACCAGCTTTCAGAATAGTATCTACATCAGCCCGTAAGTCAAATTGCAATTTTTCATCATTATTAAACATAATGACAATTTTGCCATTTGCTGTCCGTACGATATCTACGTTGAATAAATCAACAGTTTCAATCATGTACTTTTTCATAGGATTTGCAAGTACTAGACCTGTCATATCGCCAGCTAGTTTCTTCTTGTAATTCAAATCCAAATTATCACTTACAGGAATAGCTAACCGCCGACCAACCAATGCCCGGCTGTAAGCAATTACTTTAGTACGTAATGATGATACTTCTTGCTGAGTAAATCCTTCAGGATTCTTAAACACGCTTTCATAATTTTTATCCATAATTTTCTCCTTTCTTGATTCCGTAATTGATTTTACCTACGGAGTTAGTTAATACTATGTTTATTTAAAAAGTTGAGCTATAGAGTTCTTCATATAAGTAGTAGAGTATCTTATATCTCTCGTTTAAAATTAAACTTCAAATGCTACTTTTGTATTCAAACAATATGAACTCTATAACGTAATTCTGCTAAGATTTGATATTAATCTGAAAAAACTATAAAATAAGTCTTCATATTACTAATATTACTACTAGAACGTGATGTTATTACTTCACTCGGCATTCCCCGTAGGACTTTACTCATTAGACAGATGAGTCAGCCGTTCTTCATAAGATTATTAATACTAAACTAAAGAAATATGTAATTCGACATCTGAAAATCGAATGTTATGCTAGTTAATACCTAAAGAGGTACAACGGGACCCCAACGGTAGGAGATTTATACCCATCAAATAACATTATAACTGAAATTATCTGAAAATCGAATGTTATGCTAGTTCTTGATTATTTTAAGAGCCTAACAGTCACTATAGCGTGCTCTTTTCCTGTTATAGTGAGGAGTACTGCATATGCTTTATAACTTACAAATGTTATAATTAGCTATCGGTAATGCTTCTACCGGTTTTATTACTGAGCTGTTTATGTTTCAAAACACCCACTCTATAGCCTTGTTAGTTTACTCTAACTGCTGCGTGTACTTACGACTTTGTTCTTATTCTGCACATAATTCTTAGGATTTCCACCTATCATCCTTTAATGTAAGGAATCAGCGTCACTTTACATATATTGTTGCGCAATATACTTTAGATGGTTCTAATGTCAGCAATTATATTGTACAGTCGAGGGTGGCTCGGATTTACTTTCGTCATCTTATCACTACTCGTCCTAAAACCTACCATTGAACTTCCTCATTAGTTAAGTTAAACATGTTAAGTCTCTCGTAATAAAGACTTCCTAAATAGATTTACATTCTGTCACTTCCCGTTAAGACTACTATCTAGTGCAATACACAGATTTTTCTCCGATCTGCTTCGTGTCCGTCTTTTAATGTGTCCGCTTCTCTTCATCCCAGGAGTGGGGCGATGCTCACCTTCACATATACTCTTAAGGATAGAGTATCTCACCTTGTGCAAATTTGATAAAACTCCAGTTATGCTTCTGGATAAGAATAATTTAGTACTTCTAAGCTTTATGTCTTCTGCTTAGTATTGAAATAGTGTTATTGCGCACTTCATCCGCTAGTTATCTTTATATTCCTGTTGCAAAGCACTCTAGGTTTATACTCAGACAAGATAACAACTGAGTTTGTTATAATATTACTTGAACTCACATACTCCTCATTTCCTGAAGAGGTCCGTTGCAGGATTCCTTATTTATTAATATTGGATCATTGCTACTCAGCCAAAAGGCACACAATCTACTACTCACTTCGTCACTCTATCCCTCTATACTGGAATGTATAGTGATACAAGCTTAGGATTAGCTATGTACTGATTAACATAACATTATGTATAGGTTTAGACCTAATCCAGATAATCTATCAATATTTTTTTCAATAAGTAGTGCTATAATATTATAACTAAGTACCTTCATATATACTATCTCTAAACTTATTAAGTTACAATATAACTGTTTAGATAAGTATAGAACACTATACTGACATTTTTATACGATCTATGTCGTAAAGGGGAGTTTGGAGCTACCCTAGAGCGTTATATGCTCGATAATGTTCAGCACGTAGTCTTGGACACTACGATTTGTTGGGCATCATCGTGTTTATTACTCCTTCTTGATTCAAACTATGATAAGTCTGCGAGTAACTTAAGAGGATTTCGTTCCCCTTGTACTGTTTAATTTTGTAGACTGCTCTCTACTAATTGCGTCTTCTGTTTCTGTCTCCAGTCGGTTCTCACCAAAAACAAGAGGGTTGTACACGCTCTCCCTCTATCTTATTGCTTCTTCAGTCTATAGATAGTATATAGACACAATAAGTTATTATACTTTCAGTAATAGCCTATAGTTGTAGCTATACTCTATTCCTACTAATATTCTGTACTATCTTAATTTTAAGAAAGCAATCTAACCATTTACTTTCTAATCCTTTGATTTAGACATCTCTGGATATACACCATTATAGCTCTATAATCGCATTGGCTGTTCTAGTTGCGACTCAGATTCATCTTCTCTGATTGTTGTTGTTTCAGTCTTTGGAGAATATCCGTACAAGTGGTTTTATTCTCTTTAACTGATGGCAGTTCTCTTACCTTAATGTATTTAGGCACTTCCTTCTCTACAACAGAAGTTAGATAGATGATACTGTCTTTCTTTTTGATTTCAACATTGATATTTTGTTCTGGGTTGCTTTGTCCATTTAATTTTATAGCGTTATTGTTCAAATTAATATCAATATTAAAGTCTTTTGTCCGAGGTACATCTGTGAACTTCGGAATCACATACTCGTGTGCGGTGGCAGTATTCGTATAGTTAGTTACAAATCCTACATATCCACCGAAAGCTAGCATTGCTAGCGTAAACAAAACTGTTGGTTTTTTACTCATTTTGATAATGCGTTAGTTGTTACTTTTTAGTAGCATACGCAGATTTCTCAATATAGAAAGTAAGAGGATTCAAAGAGGTTGATGTGTACAAGCTAGATACTTTCTGCATTACTTGTTTCAACATCTTGTCATTCATTTCTGCTCCATAAGCAATCCGTAGATTGTTTACAGTCTTTATTGCTGAAATGTGTTTACCTTTAAGATTCAGACCCTTGATTTCCGGATACACAAGTTTGTCTTCATCTTTACCTTCGTTATTAGCAGAAGTAATAATACGATTGATCAGATCGTCATTAGTTCCACTAATTAATTGAGAATACCGTTTTGCTTCTTCTTCGTAATTATTGTTTTTTGCAGTTTCATCAGTAATCTTCTTAGCTAAGAATACTTTCACAACATTAGCAACTTGCGCATCGTTGTATGTTGTTAATTGATTCTTAAGCCAAGCATGAGATGCTAAAACTGACAAATTACCTGTTAGGTTACCCCAAATAGCATTTGCACAACCTTCAAGCAATGTAGCATTCCGTCCTGCTTCTTTCATCTTAAGCAATACAGTTGCTAATACTTGTGCTGGTTCTGCATTTTTATCAAGCTTATAGGCTTCTCGTGCAAATTCAATCATATTTGCTACATTCTTACCTATACCTCCTGATTTCTGCTTGTGCCGCATGTTCATAATAGTACACATTGCCGCTACTTTCTGTTCATCGGTAACACATTCTTCGGGTTTTGGCATTTCCTGAGTTTGCGGAACTTTAGCATCTTGTTCTAAAGCTTTCTGCATTTCAGGATTTGTCTTTGCGACAGCATCTTTGAAGTTAATCTCAAGCTGTCCATCAGATGTTTTGCTAGGAAGCAAATTAACACCGAGGAACAAAGAAGCTGTTTCATTCAAATATGCAAACATTTCTTCGTTCACAGTAAAACCTTGTTCTTTTGCATCATTCTTGAACTGGTCGTTCCATTTCTGAATTAATACAAACATCATAAGGTCTGCCTGTTTTCCTGTTGCTTGATACATTGCTCGATCGTCTTTAATCTCTTCACGGCGTTTCAGAATTGCATTCATCAAATCTACTGAGTGATTTGCATCAATTCTGTCACTGTTTTGAGTTACGATATTAGGCGCAGGAGCTGCTGCTGGTTTAATAGTTGGAGCATTGCTGATGTCAATTTCTTCAGCTTCTACTTCTTCTATTTTTTCCTTCTTTGGCTTCTGCTGTTTAGGTTTCTTTTCAGTAGGTGTAGATTTAGGATCTTCCTTCTTTGGCTCCTCAACTGGCTTAGTTTCAGGAACTTCAGCAGGAATAGGATTCTTAATTCCTTCCTTAATCCGTTTGACGTCAATTCCGTCTCCCTCCTTTACATTAGATACTGGGAATAGAACACTAGTAGTTTCACTAGTTTCATTGTTCTTCCACTCGGCTTTGATATTTTCAATGCCTTTACTGTCTTTCTCAATCTTAAGAGAAAGTAGACTCATATACGGTGATTTTGTGCACAACATATGAGTTTCATATGCTGATTTACCAGTAGGAGTCTGATAAATACCGCCTTTCTTCTTTTCTTCGGCAGGTTTTTCTTCAACTTTCTTTTCTACTGGTTTAGGATCTTCTACTTTTGTTTCTTCTACTTTAGCTTTAGATTCTATGGTTTCTTTAGCCTTCTTTAAAGCTTCTAAATTTCTTGCTGCTTTTGCACTTGGAGTCTTTCCGCCTTTATTCTTTTTATTCATATTGATTATGATTACGCTGCCTTTCTTCAGCTTTACTTAAATAAATTAATAACTTAACAATTAAATACACTTAAATTATAAATTAAGTATAGTCAACTGTCATCCTCTATCTCTGCATTATTAGGCATAGTAGGTATTTTATCTCTATCAGTTGTTACTAATGTCTCACCTCCGTCTTCCTGACCCATTTCGTAAGATTGGTTATCTACTGTCCCTACAAAAGCAGTAGAACCTTGAGATGTGGGATTAGGAGCCATAGTAACAACTAACTCTTGAGAAGGAGTATTAGAGGTATTTGCAACTACCTTTTTTACTCCAGTACCTACAACAAAGCCTAGTAAAAGTACGCATACTAAGAATACGTACAATCCAGCACTTTTACACATTCTAGAAATGATAAAAGATGCTATTGCTCCTAAAAGGAGTAAACAAAAACTAGTCATAATTGTTGAAAGTATTTGTTAATAATCTGTTTTCTGTTTAAGTTTTTGTCTTGCTTTGTTTAAATCACCTTTTACAGCTAATTCATTTATTGCAAGCTCTTTAGCTATTTCTTTATAAGATAAGCCATCTATACGAGCATTAATTAAATCTCTATATTTCCTTTTTAAAGTAGGTATAGCTTGTAAGACTATATCTAATTTTTCCTTTAGAATTAAATTTTCTTCAGGACTTTTCTCTAAATCAGATAGTTGAATAGGACTTTCATCTTCATCAACATAGTTATTTAATTGCTCTTTTTTGTTTCTACGTATATAGTCTATTGATGCATTAACAGCAATAGTCTTTAACCACATATTAAATGAAATATGTTGAGTATACATAGATAATTTCTCATAAGCTTTAGTAAATACTACTGATGTTAAATCATCAGCAACATCTGTATTCTTAACTACACCCATAATAGTGTACCAAATATCAGTTTTATACTTATAGTATAACTTACTAAATGCTTTTTGAGAACCTTGTTTAGCTTGCTCCACTAGATCTATTATTTCTTGTGTCATATAGCTAAATTTTAGTGGATTGTAGTTAACCCAATAACTACAATCCTTAAATTCAGAAGGGAAGTTTTATAATTTCTTTGCAATAATAATTATTTACTGCTAGACATCTTTTGTAGAATACATCTGAGATATGTTCTCTCCATTCTTCTTTCTCTTCTTCATTGAGAGGATATGCCATTTTCAATGACATATTAATAGCAATCCTTACTCTTACTAATCTAGTCTGAAGACTTAATATTTTATCTTCTAATAGATTGTTAAGAATATCCATCCACAGTCTTCTATTTATCCACTTATTGATACTTAGACAAGTGTTACTAGTAACTATCTTAGATTTTAAATTAGGTGGTATATTTGCCCAATCATCTAATACACTATCTGCATATCTTAATACTTTAGTATCAAAATTTGCAGAAGATATAATCTTGTCTAAAGTAAACCTATAAGGTTCCTCTAATTCAGCATTGAGTGCTTCAATAAGTCTCTTAAAATCGCTCATTATGGTTCTCTGTTTAGTGCTTTACAAATTACAGTGAATACATAGTTAGCTTGAGACATTTTTAGGCTGTATTTCTTCTTTAAGTGCAGTCTAGTTCTTACTTTAGCTTGTTCTACACCATATAATGGTAAAGTTGATTTATAGTAAGCAATACCTTCTTCGATGATTTTATCTTTTCTAGAATCTTCTCCTAAGCCTTCTAGAGTCTGTAAATCACCAATACCTACATTATCAACTACTTCAGTAATAGATGGTAATGCAAATGTATACTTTTCAGGATACATCATAATATCTACTACTTCAGGACTGTCTTTAGTAAGATCTTTAGCTTTACCATTCTGTTTAAAGTAATTAAGATCAATTGCACCTACTACTTCTAATAATGGTTCTACTCCGCTTAAAAGGAGTAATACATTAGTTTCTGGACCTTGTGCGATCCACATACCTGCTTTTAACATAATCCTTTTGTTTTAAGTATTTTGATAAATTCATTTTTGAATCTCTTTACTACAACTGCTGCATCCATTGGACTAATATTGAATTCAGAAGCTACTTTCTTTCTAAATTCCATTTCTCCACTGCATTGCTGCATTACTTCCTGTAGTCTTTCTCGCTCTCCTGGTTCAGTCCAGCGAACATATTGAACAATTTCCATGTTAATTCATTTGATGTTCAAGATCTTTAATTTTATTATAGATGCCTACCCAATATATCAAGCCTTCTTTACTCTTTTCAGCTTGAAACATTTCATAGATTTTGCATCTATTGAATCCGACTGAAATGTTATGTACACCACGTCGCCAACCTCTACCTCCCTTCATTACTGATGGAGTTGCTTCATACACATACTCAATGAATGCAGTAAGTTTGCGTTCTCTTGTAAGAATAGTTTCCCATGTTGCTGGTAATTTTCTTCTAATAAAACCTCTTAAACCTTTAGTCATTATGCTTTATATTTAAATATTTTAAAATTATCTCCAAATTCAAATCTAATTGAATATATACTATTTTCAACAGTCGCTGAATTGAGCATTCTTCTAACTTTTGATATAAAGTCCTTTAAATAATATATATCATATATATACCAAGCAACTATACGAATTTCTAATAATTTATCAGAACTAATACTAGCTAGTGCATAAATTGATTTTGTAATACAAAATCCATTGCTTCTACATAATTTTAATAATATATAAAGTTCTTTTTCTATATTACATAGAATCTCATTTTGAGTATAAAGTTCTTTTTCTTTATTACTCTTTTTATGCCGACCACGATTCATAAGTAGTTTCTCTAATTGCAGACTGTAATCTTTCTATTGCTGTTATTATAGTATCTATTCTAATTATTATTTCGGTATCTCTAGCAAAATGTTTAATATAGTATAACTTAGTAATCATACCAGCTAAACACCAAAGAGCAAAATTTCTCTTACTAGCCTTTAATTGATTTAAAGTTTTCTTTTTCATCTACAAAATATTTTTAAATACTGTTCATAATGTTTCTTTTCGTTTATAGATGCAATAGCATCTAATTTATTATAACTATTTTTTGGTAGTGTGAAATCATAATCTAACAAAGCTTCTTTTAAACTATGAAATGCATTATAATTAAACAAATCTTGGTCAGTTATCTTAATTTGTTCAATGAGACCTGTTTCAAATATTGCTAACAATCTTAAAGCATATTTATTATTACTTTTAACTGCTAGTCACAATCCTTTTTCATTTTTATTATAATCTAAAGGAATAATTGATACTTTATTATAGTTTATTTTCATACTCTAAAATTTTCTTTATAGTATCTTTTAATGATTCTTATTACTTCATCAAATTCTTGTTTATTATCAAAAATATTACAAAAAGTATAACCATTCTTATTTAAAAATATAGGATGGAAATATGCACAAAAGAAAGTTTTAAATATTCTACTTCTTTTAATAGGAATTAAGTTATCTAAAGTAATATCACTAGTTATATTTACTACCCAAGCTATATTTAGTTCTGCATCTATTTTATAGATTACTCCATAATGTTCACATGGACCTATTTTAGCTTTTATAACATCATACTTTTGTAAAGGTATTTGATCTACACCTTGACCTAGTATTTCTGTAGGAAGTACTACAGTACTTTTATCAGTTTTAGTTGGTTTAATTGATTTATCTTCAAGTACATTATTAGTAAACTCATTTACTAATAGTATTGCTTCTGAAATTTTGTATTCATCAGTAGTTTTTAACTTAGTTGTTACTTTACATCTCATTGAATTTAAAAAATCCATTTTCTCCTTAGGAGATTTACTTTTTAATAGTTGATCTATATCCATATTCTTACTTTTAGTTTTTAACAATATTGTTCACGGAGTGGGACTCGAACCCACACTTTTAGGCATTGTCTGCTTGTGTCTAACCAATTGCACGATCCGTGACCTGCTTTTTACGACATTAGCTTAGCCGTTGACTTATCGTATCACGCTGCGATACGAGTATAGTCTGTTACAAAAGATTTGTCATTTCTGACGTTATTGACCTATTCATTACTGTTTCTGCCAATCAATACATACATACCCCCTTATTATTATTTTATAGTGGAGGTAGAGTCGGCGAAGACTCGTCTTGCTCAGGCATATAATGACCTAACAGTCAATATTGTAAAAGAGCTCTATACACTTCTGCGCCTTCATACTTTGTTAGTAACGTCTCAATTAGAGAGATATACATCATACATGAATTTTCATATACTGTTGGGTCAGTATAATAGTATAGTATGCTCTTTTTAGTAGTATAGAGAGCGATCAAACTCTCTATACTTAATAAGGTAATCCTAAAGTAATAGTATATACTATTGATTACGAGCATAAAGCATTGAATCTAGTATATAACAGCATAAAGCTTCTATTACTTTAGAATTTAAAGATCTTTGACAGAATACATATTATACCAAGTGCTCATCTAGTAAGCTAGAGACTCGATTGAAATATAGACATATAAGTACTATATGTATATGTATTTTGATATACTTACTGTTTTTCGTCTATAAGACTATTCTTCAGGATTCTCCCGAATCATTACCCTTGGAGCATAAAGCATACGGAGTGAAGAAATGATCTACTATAGCACATGATCAGTAGGCATGTATTCCTATTATTAGCATAAAAGCATTAAATAGAACTGTCAATTCAGTTCGATCTACCCGAACTCCTTAATGCGACAATGCGACTTATATAGTTTGCGGTTAGACTTTTATTCTATTTTAGCATAAAAGCATTTAGAATACGGATGTTGATTAAAGATAGATATTTTCGTATCTTGAACCAAAGACTTCTTCTTTCGCTTTTGCGATAGCTTCGTCTTTCTTGTCTGTAAGTTCTGAGTACTTTTTGTCCCAAGCTTTGTAATCACCAGTCGCTTCAAATTCAGCTTGAGCTTTCTTCAGTTCTTCAGAAAAGTCCTTCATAATGTTCTTATGTTTTGATGCAAAACGTCCGTTTCTTTCAGCTTTAGAAACAGCTTTGTCACATTCTTTGATTCTACGTTTTACTTCCATAGAATCACGTTCCAACTGTTCTTGTTGTATCTGTTTCTTAGCTTCTGCAACTGCTGCTGCTTCAACTTTACCATCTTTTTCTTCTTGAGCTTTCATTCCAGCTTCAAAGTTATAACCTCCATCAGTTACTTTGTCACACAACATCGATGCACCTAACATAATTCCTACAAGATTCATAAAATTCTTCATAATTCTTTTGATTTTAATTGTTAATAATTGATTTATTTAAGTGAATGAATTAACCCCATAAAGTATCTGATAAATGTCTGCGATAGATTTCATCTCTTTCTTCTCGAATATCTATCTGCATTTGAATAATGATACTTATTAGTTCTTCTTTTGTTTTCTTTTCTAGTTCTTCTTTTATCCACATAATAATAAAGAAATAGAAAGTTATACTATCTATTCGTACGCCTTATTTGATAGCTAGCCCTTTTCCTTCTCCTGACCTTAAATAAGGTTGACCGTTGTATAGTCCGTAGGTATTAATCACCTTTAGGGGTCTGGCGTTATAACCTTCTGTGTTGATTGGATTCTATCATAACTACTTAATTAGTAATTCTGTTTACTTGCCAATAGCTGCTAAATATGCAGCTTCTCGACGTTTATTTGCTTCTTTTATTCGAGGAAGTGTTTCACTTAAGAATTTCTTCTTCATTTCCTCTTTCTCTTTTAGCTTTATATAAAGACGACGATAATATTCTTCTAAATTATTAATATTAGATTTATCTGCTTTATAGTGTGTTCTAAACACCTTAAGAACAGATGTACCATTTAATAATGCTTCTTTTAGATATAGTTTATTATGCATCTTTCTAGCTAAACTTCTTTGTTTTCTGCTCATAATTTCACTTATAACAAAAAATTACACTATAGCTCTTTCTCTTTTATATGGTTGCATTTTAGAATGTCTAACTTTCTTTTTAGACTGATATTCAGCTGCTTTTCCTGATTGCTTAGAACCTGGAAAATGAGACTCTTTATAGGTTTTTCCCATAGTTATAACACTCTAATTGCTTGTACTAAAAGATCAAAGATATAAGCACATCCCTTTTTGTTGAGATACTCAATTGTAACTTCTTTTTCATCCAGCATCATTTCAATTTGTGGTCTAGTTAACTTACCATCTTCAATTAATTTCCAAAAATTGGCATTAATTGCAGCGATATTCATTAGACCAGCTGCTGTACACACAGTAATAACATCTTTCAAGATGTTTTCAATCATTTGTTTATTTGAAGAACTAGTTACAAATTTACTTGTTTCAAGTATTTCTGTATGTACTTCTGATAAACCAAGTTTCTTAGCCATAAGAGCTACTGCTGTTACAATACTTTCCTGATTGATTGATGCAGGGATTCCAATAATTACAAAGTTTAAAGATTTCATTTGATATGAATTTAAAGTTGTTTATAAATTTCTTGACTATAGTACTTACCGCATCTTTCACAGTAAGTTCTTTTAGTAATAGGAATATTTAATTCATTGTTATTAGGCTCATTTTTCCATTTGTGCCCATGAATTAAACATTGTGAACGTAATGCAACTTCTTTCTGCCGTTTAGGATTACTTAATAATTCTATTTTAGCAAGTCGTTTAATGTTACTCTGATAGGCTTTTAGCCTTCTGTAACTGCTAACTTTTAGCTTAATTTTCTTAAAAATATTCATTTTTACATATTTAATAGTTTTAATTATACAACATTTTGAGGACGTCCAGCTGCAACTGGAAGGTTTTATCAATCTTAATTATATATTAACACACATTTTTACTATACGCTTACAGTAAATGAAGAAATTAATACGTAATTTATACAACATATTGCAGTATATTGCAGGCTTGACGATTCACATCGTTGTTCGGCTTCTACACCAATACAGCTTAATTGAAATACTAATTAAAAATGACTCTCACTTAGTTTTAACTCATAAGCAGATATAGCTGTCAAACTAATCTTATTGGAGTACATGGTTTTAACGTCTGCACTAATACTAATCTCCGCCACCTACCTTCAAACGGCATTTGAACTACTGTTCTCCTGTCATCTGACCCGATTAGATATAAGCCCCACATGTTTGTCACTGATTCTCACAGTAAGGAGGCAGCTGCATCTATTCTCACGAACCAATACAGCTTTGTCTGATTTAATTTTAAAACCCTATTTTCTTCTTTATAGAATCATCTTTTTTACAAAAAATTAAAGCAGCTAAGTATTGTGAATCTGTTGCAAATAATCTAGTATTTGCTTCATCTTCATTATAATTCTCAAGCTTTTCTAATTCTTTGTTTACTCTAGTCTCAAATTGTTCTAGAGATTCATCTTCGTGTTTTAACACTAATTTTCTAATGTACTGCGGCATGTATTGAGTCACTATTAGGTTGTGGTAATGAGGACCTTGGCATACTATCTGGTATATATTCTTTTTGTATATCCATACTCCTCTTTATTAATTTATCATAAAAGTCTTTGTTACTAATATAAATAGAAACAATTTCATGATTTGATAAATCTGTACCTTTAGTTACAAGTATTTGAGTTAGCACTTGTTCTGGCATAACTAAGAACACACTATCTACATACTTGTCTAATCTCATGTTTTCACGCCACTGTAACACTTCTTGCACTGTTGGTGCTATTATTTGTTCAATTGTATCCGTTTCAGGGATTCGCTTTTCTCTTGGATGAGGTTTTGCACAACTGATAAAAATTGCTAATGCTGCTATTGCTGCAAATAGCCAAAATACATGTTTACTTTTCATTCTTGATAAATGTTTTTATTTGTTTAACATTGAGTAGATTTCTTCTACCGATTCTCTTGCTTCAAGAGCGAGGTTTTCTACACTACTGTCTGTAATATAGACAGAAGATCCTTCTGGATATTCTACTGATGGTATAACTGAAGAAATAAGATCTGCTCTTACAGCAGCAGGTTTTCCTTTACTCTCATTGTCATGTAATAATAAAAATTTACTCATTTTGATAATGTTTTAAGTTAATACTAAGTATATAAATGCTATTAATATTGCATCTATTACAATTAATACTCTTGTAACTGGATGTGTTTCATACCAGTTTTCAAATTTATCCCACCATATATCTGCTAAATCAGCTTGGTTTGATTTCTTTGTATCCATCGTCTTTATCTTTATATCCACTACCAAGTGTATATACAAAAGATAATACGCAGAATATAAATAGTGCGATTATCACTACTTTAGAGTAATACCAATAATTCCAATAATCGGTATATAACAGTCCATACACTTCTTCATCAAAGAAATATATTCCTTGATGTTCAATAATCATCACAGCTGCAAATAATGCAGTTATGAGTCCAAATAAAAAATACATTAATTTTTGCATAATAACTATTTATTGATTAAACACTATTTGCTGTAAATACTATTGCTGTTACTATTGCTAATAATACTAATAAATATATTAACAATCTGATAGTAATAACAATGCGCCAGAATTGCTCATTTCCCATTTATATTTCTCATTAAGGTTATGCCAATAATAATGTCCTTCTGATGAACATCTCCATATAAAAGTACATTCAATTGCTTGCCCTGGATCTCTAAGTTTTAGAAAAACACATTTTAAGTTTAAATTTCTAGATAATGTGTACATACTGACATTATTTAGGAAACTTCTTAATACTTTCTCTTTAATAAGAAAACTAAGTAATGCATAAGGCATATTGAATAGTATTTTCCTTTTTACTCTTTGTGTATTTGTTAATTCTTTCATTGATTAGATTGTATTTTTCTGTAAATTTTAAATGTTACCTCAGTATCACTCTTAACTTCAATAGTAAAGTAAGGAGATGATCTACTATTTAGTCTTCGTTTGATATATTTAACTACATAATCTGTAGTTAATACTTCAAATTGAAGGAAACTACGCCATTTGCCAGTTTTACCTATGTGTAGTTTTGAGTTCTTACGATCAATATTAGTAACAGGATTAACGCTACTTTGATTACCAGCTGACTTAGTTACTACTAAATCACCTATTCTAAGATTCTGAAATTGTTCTAGTGTCATTTCATATTTTTTTAGTTTATTTAATTAAACACATAAAGGAGATAGCTAATACTATCTCCTACTATTTACGCATAGTTACGTTGCCACTCTTTGTTCATCTAGTGACAGATGCTCAGAACTATTTTTCAAATCTAAAATAGTGAAAACTCCTTTATACTGAGTTTAGATAGTGCTTACACGTTTGTACCACACACTACAATGATACTAATACTACATGTAGTTGGCTCTGCATTTACAGGCTTGTCACTGTCTATGGCTGCATTACTATTGTAGTATAAATAACTCTAAGTTAGTTTGAATACATCTTGCTAAGAGTTCATACTTTCTGATAAAGTGTTTTCTTGTCTTCATAATGTTGATGTTAATGGGAATTTGTTTTTATTATGTTTTATATACTTTAACACATTCAAATAATTATTAGCATTTAAGAAACAAATCTTACACATAGATATATCTGTACAAGGCTTATAATAAGTACAACTACTTCTATCATCACATGCTCTTACGGCACATATATTTGTAAGTTTAAGTGTACTTATTTCTTTATAAGCTTTTCTAGACTTTAATACTACTCCACTTCGTATTATATCATCTATCATTACTGGTTTGATTAATTTAGCCATTTGTCTTTGTTATAGTTTGGATAAAAATCTTTAATAATCATATCTATAACTTCCGCAGAAATACAACCGTTTGTGATGCAGGGTTATCTTCTTTAACCCATACATCTAAAATCTTATGTCTTATCATTTTATCTTAATTTTAAGTTAATAATCAGTTTAAAATACTACTATCTTCACAGACCGTAGTATTAGGTTAAGTAATAATACGTAAAGGACTGTATGGTTTATCCTTTTATTATTAGAAACTAATTAAAGATTAGCATTTTACACCTAAAACTTATTCTACTACTTCCTCTGTCATATGATTATCCTCCCAAGGAATATCCCTATAGTATTTTAGATTATAATTATATTTAATAAAATGAATAAGAAACTGGTGCCCTCAATGTCTTGGGAAGTTATTGAGTTTTTGAATTGCTCGTCTTTCCGAGCCGCCAACACTTAGACACTCCTGGTGATTAACCAAGTTTAGTTTATACTCCTATGTCATAGAGTACTAGTTTTGAGGATCTTCTGGTTTATCTATAACCAAATAAATAAATTGCCCGCTTTTCATTACGTCCCCTGGGCAAGGGACAACCTAGGACTTTTAAAAGAGGAACTTCCTCTCGCCTAGGACTGGTTGTTTTTTAAATCATAATGTTTGAAGGTTTAAAGTATATGTACCTACAACTATTAAGTTAAACGAAAAAATGCCAGTCTTTACAGCGCTGGTTTTCTGTTTAGTTACTATAAAGATAATCAAATCTAGATAGTATTGTTAATCATATTAAGTATCATTAATATTATTGCCATAAATGTTATATGATTGAGTTTCATTGATACGTTTAACATATATATATAATCATATATATTTGTTATTGTTGCGAAATCATTTTTTAGCAAATGCTATTGCTATAGATAATGTAAATATTAATATAGCACAACATCCTAGTACTATTATAATTTGTGTTACAATATTTATAAACTTTATCATATTTTTTTGTTTATATTAAATCCCATTCGATTAATGCTTTGATTGGTGACATACCTTGGTTGATGCATTCGGTTACTTCTGCTTCAAGATGGTATTCTTTTGCAATAGCAATAGCTTCATCAATGTTCATCTGATGGTTCATTATGTTTGTTATTATGGTTACTAATATGTAATATTATTTTGTATATTACTATTACTGTTATTATAGCAAATATTACTCTTCCATAATCTTCTAAAGTCATGTTAGAGTCTGAGTAGTATATATGGCATAACATAGGAATGATGTTAGGTTAGGCTATATATTAATATAACAAGGAAGATGCTGGAGGAATTAATCCTCCAGTTCTTCAGTCTGTTGTAACAGACTCTCAAGCTCCTCCTTCGATACATCGAAGAGCACGAATTTACGATAATCATCGTAAAATTCTGGGTTTTTGAAGAAGCTTTCAGCTCTGTCAAAACCCCTCTGTACAGCTCTATCGACAGTAGCTTGCGTGCTGTCAGATTCTTCACATACGCAGTATGTACTTCTAATGACTCTGTCATTAAACTTGTAAGGCGCATGACTTACACTTATCAATTTATACTTCTCTTGAAGTTTAATTGGTTCTTTAAGTAAAGTCACTTTACGTGTCCCATCTTCAGAATAGGTTAAATCTGTAAGATTTAACTGATTCATAAGTGTTTTATCGTTAGGATCGAGGAATAAAGAGTAATTCGAGCGAATAGCTAGAATTGCTTCTTTTTTCAAAAGTACGTTTGCGTACTTACGTCCATCTGTAGATGTACCAGTTGCGATAGCAACTGCGTAAACATCACCTTCATGTTCAACTTTGAATTTCATATGCTAATATTGTTTTAGTGAGATTTATCGAACGTTTAACCAAAGTGCACGGGGTCTTCCCGCGCAACGAGGTTACAGGGGTCTTGTTTAGGGATAGCTTAACACACACAGATTTCTTCACCAAAAAAAATTTTTTATATATTTTTATTTTAAATAATGTTAAAAAATAGCTATTAAACTTAAATAAATATTCATAATAAATGTTAATAATAACAACTAATATAGTTAAATATACGTTACTGTATACAGTAGATACAGTTAAATACAGTATGAATACAGAAGACATATTAGAAGAATTAACTAAAGTAGATGATGTAAGTCCCATTACTTTAGAATTACTATTAACTTATTATTAACAATATGTACTCAAATGATGATATAAACTTTATTGCAAATGAAGTATATAAACTAAGTTCTTCTACTTAGTAGAATCTAATGAGATTGTATGGATTTATAATAACAGAAGCATGAATTACTATTTCATAAGACAAAGAGATTAGCAGTATTCTAATTGCCTTTACTTAAGTAAGATAAGTAAGAACTATAAATTAAATGATAATTATAGATCCTTTACTTTACCAGGACAAATAGAATATACTTTCTCTGAAGATTTATATAAACAGTTTAAGAAAGAAATAAATACAGTTAAATGACAGAATTTACTGCACTATGTTTAGTAGGTATGTTAGGATGTCTAGCTTATATCATACTAAATAAATTAACAAAGTAATGTGCCCTAAGTACACGGGATCGTAGTACGTTCCACGCTTAAAGAAGTTACCATAAGGTAGAAGCGCACCAGGGAATCCTAATCGTAAGTAGGCTCAGTTTAGCTACCTTTCTGACGGTCTTTGGTTAAAAAAGGTAGCCCCTTAAAACGGTATTACTATGGAAAAGAACGAACAAAAAAAAGCAGATAGAATTGAGTATGTTTTCAGGAATAAAACTTATATAGCTACTCCTGAGCTTAGTAAAGGTTGTTGTGTAGGTTGTGCGTTTGTTAATAATATGAACTGCGCTAACTTTAAAGATAGAATGGACATCTGCCATAAAGGATATATTTTTAAGCGTAAATTTAATCACATAGATGAGTAACCTTACTTTACTTACTGCGTTAATAGATATTATAAAGTAAATATTATGGAAGATAAAGTACTAGAAACAGTGGTAAACGGATTGGAATATAGTTTTGAAAAAGATATATTGGTAAAACCTTTAGCTCCTATCATGGTTACTAAAGAATATACAGAGCAAATCCCTACTGGGGAAAAGGATGAAGAAGGTTTTAATAAGTATGAAGTAAAGACTCATACTAAAGAAGTTGAATCAGATTTTGCAAAAGGTATTGTTCTATCTATTCCAACCGGTGCCGATAGTACCATTAAGGTTGGTGATACTATAGTATACCCTAAGAAATTTGCTAAAGACTTTGATCTATTTAAAGACTCACAATTAGTTAAACCATACGACGTTGTAGCTAAAGTCGTTAAATAAGCTATCATTCATGAATTGAATGTTTTATTTTAGAGTATTAAGTCGCTGCCCTGCCATCAAAGCAGGGCATTCTTTTTGCTATTACTTTACTAAACATTAATAAATGTTAAATATTTTAAACACTTTTTATATTAGTGCGTTTTAAGGGCATTATGGGAACAATAATAATAATACTTGTAAGTGTTATTGGCTTTGGTGCTCTTACTTATGCTCAAGGAAAACACGAAGGATACATTCAAGGCAGAATTGATGGGTATGAAGAGTGTAAGAAGAACTTTAACAGAATACAAGAATTTAAACAAAAGATATTAAATAAAAAGTTAGACATATGGAAGGATACAAAGTAATTAAGGATTTTAGCTTCGCTGAAAAAGGCGATGTGTTTACTAAAGTTGAAGATTTAAACTTGTGGGAACTTCAGAAATCTGAAGTAGTATCAGATACAGAAACTTATACTTCAATGGCATTTGATTCTTCTACTATGGAAGAATTAGCTAACAAAGATTATGTAATTTGGTACAGTGAAGAAGCAGAAGAAGATGATAATGAGGATGAATGTGAATGCTGCTGTGATAAGTTAGAGAAAGTAAAAGAATACGTTAATACTTTGATTGATACATATACTAAAGATTATAACGAATTGATGAAGGATTATAATGAAGGCAATGTTCAACAGTGTGTTAAAGTAGAAGCAGAAACTGTATACCATAATTTAAATAAAGTTCTCAATAGTATTAAAGATTTGTTAGATGAATAAATTAGTAAAGACTGTTAATAAAGGCAATCTTTACTATGAATACCTTAACGCTTTAAATGGTATACTACAACTTACAAATAGGGAATTGGAGTTACTTACTAAGTTCGTTGAATTAGATGTGAACTTTACTCCAATACCTGGTGTAAGTAAAAATGTAGCCAATACTGACAATCGTAGAATGATTAAAAGTACTATGGGTATTACTCCAGATAACTTAAGTAGATATATAAGTAAGTTCAAGAAAGAGGGTCTTTTAGTACAGGGAAAAGCAGAAGATGAATTAGTAGTTAATAAGATACTAATTCCAGAGATAATAAAAGATAGGGTGCAAATAACATTAATACTAAGAGTAAATGAATAATAAAATAAATAATAAACATTTCTATATGATCTTTGACAATGGGCATATAGTACATGTAGAGAATAGAAGTAATAGGTTAGTACGATATTTCAGACATCTTTTTAACTTACGTTCTAATCTGAAATTAACTTCTTTCGTTCCGAAGAAACCTTACTCTAATAAAGAAATCAAGAAATTATCTGATATACTATACAGAAATCGTGACTTGGATGAAGATGATATCATAGTAATAATAAATTCTATTAGACCTAATACCATCAGAGAATCTTTAACAGAGTTAGAAACTAGTGAATATTATATAAATGCAACAGCAAAAAAAGATATCAATTTACTCAAGTCTGGCAAACAAATATAATTTACCTTATCCTGTTATAGAAGTAATATGCAATAGTCCATTTAAGTTTGCTAAAGAAGTAATGTCAAATGATGAAGATACTAAAGATATTATGTTTGCTTACTTATTTAAACTTAAATTAAAAAAGAGATACAAAGAAACAAAATGAGACAGTTTATTGAAGAATGCTTAACGCCTAATTATAAGATTCACTGGTTAGATTCTATTTACTTTGATCCTGTATTACTTAACAATATACAGATGTATATAGCAATTAGTGACAGTAGACTATTAAGAATATGATACTAAGAAAGTTTGATAATATATATCCTAGAACATTTTGGATAGCTATAATAGAAAAGGAAGAAGATGTATACACAATATTAAAGAAATTCACTATATACAACTTATTACCAGGTTTCGATAAAATACGAAAAGAAGCTGAAGAAGAAATGTTAAAGGCGTATGACGGAGACGCTATTGCAGAATGTAGACCTGTTATGTTAAATAGTAGTTCCGAAATGGGTATTATTTGCATAATATATAGACCTGATGAATTAGATGGTACGCATATAGCACACGAATCAGTTCACATAACTGATTATTACTTTGAAGTTACAGGTATGAATGGAGAAGAATTCTCAGGTGGTGGTAACGAAGGGTATGCGTATTTAGTTGGCTGGGCTGCTGGATGTTTTATTAAAGTAATGAAAGAATATGGAAAGACAGAGTAAAGAAGATTCATTAGCTCTATGGGAATTTGAGAAAAACAACGTTAAACAATTTGGATCTAAGATCAGTGAAGAGTTAAAAGAGTTAATGGAAGTTGCAGATAAGAAGATCAATAACTATTCCTTAACATACAATGAATTCATGGATGATATTCTAGAAGGTTTAGCTAAGTTAAAAGATACGGACAGCATTGAAACTAGGCAGTTACAGATAAAAGGATTGTACAACTGTTTAACTAATAAGTATATTGAAGATGGAGAATGATGGTAAGAAATATGATTGTGGTAAAGTAAGAATGGATCTGATTCCATTAGATGTAGTTGAGAATATTGGTAAGGTACTTACTTATGGAGCTCAGAAATACTCAGATAACAGTTGGCAAAACCTTCCAGATTTTTGGAAAAGATATAAAGCAGCATTACTAAGACATCTTACTGCTATAGACAAAGGAGAATTAATAGATCCTGAAAGTGGACTACCTCATATAGATCATGTACTTTGTAATACGGTATTCTTAGATTGGGGATTTCATCATGGTAAAGCGATTAGTATTAACACAAAAGATATTGAACAAGATAAATAATTATGGAACAATTGAAATTTAAAAAGTTAGATTACTCAGTAAAGAAAGAAGACGGCACAGAAGAGATTAAAAAATCTGAAGGTAAGTTGCCTATTAGAGCTACTAGTAGCAGTGCAGGATTAGATCTATATACTACTCGTATTACTCAAGAAGTAGATAATAGTGGCAAGTTAGTACTAGTATATCACACTGATATTGCTGTAGAAATTCCTGAAGGATATGTTGGATTTATCTGTATGAAATCATCTATCTCTAAAAGATCTATTATTATGTGTAATGGTATTGGAGTGATTGATTCTGATTATCGTGGAGAGTTGATGGCTAAATTTAAAGTAACTACAGATGCTATTCCTACAGTATATACTACAGATGAACCATTTGCTCAATTAGTTATAATTCCTTGTTCTATATTAGAACCTACTTTAGTAGAAGAGTTAAGTGAAACAGAAAGAGGAGAAAAGGGATTTGGAGAAGTTACAACAGAACAATTAAATAAAGGAACAAAAGAAAATAAATAATTATGGAACAGTTTAATATTACAATTACACCTGTAAGTGCATCAGGAGTTGGAAATTTCATTGAAGTTCGTATTGATGGAATGTTGTATAGAACAGAGATTGTACAAGGTGAATTTACTGAAGATGTAATGAAACAATCTATGGAAAAATTAATGCCTACTATTCCTGCTGAACAACAAGAATCTGTAGAATTGAAATTCTATCAATTGTTAGATGCTATTGCAAATACTAAAGCTGAAGAGGAATATAGAGCAGCTCATCCAGAAGAGTTTATGCCAGAGAATTTTGAACCTAGTGTTGAAGAAGTAACTGATGAAACTATTTGATATAAACGGTGGTAAAGTAGTAATACATCCAGATGCTTTAGGTCTCCCATTCTTTAAAAAGTTATGGGAGGCCGATAAGCCAGATAAAACACAAGCTACAAATGTAATAAGTTATATAGTACTTATGTGGTATTTTAAATCTCCATATGTACTTCAGTTAGAACCAGATATCAGAGAAAAGAAGCTTAAGTAGTTATACTTTGGTGATGAGAATTATAATCTTACAGTAGAAGAGAAGTCCTGTGAAGATGATTATAAGAAGCTAATATACACTAGGAATCTGAGGATGCTGGATAGTATGAGAAACAAAGTAGATACTATTAGTAAGTATTACGAAGATTCTCTAGAAGAGCAACTAGATGAAAAGAAGATTAAAGATCTATTAGCTGGTATGGAAAAAGTAAAAGCTACTTTTCAAACGCTAGATTTTCTCGAAAAGGCAGTTAAAGCTGAAGAAGTTAGTACTACTAAAGTACGAGGAGATGCTCAGATTAATCCTTATGAATTAGCTTAATTTGTGCAAATTATACACAAGTTTGTAACAATAAATTAATGAGTACGTTATATGAATATAAATAAAGAAACTATGAAGAAAGTACTTGATTTAACAAAATGCAATAGCACTGAAGAAATTTGTGATGTGCTTGAAAAAGAAATTGATAACAAACGAAAAGCAGATGCTTATCTTAAAGAAGCCGGTGAATCTTTGGTTGAAGAATATAAGAAAGAAGCAGTAGCTGAACCTAAGAAGAAAGGTATTATCAAGCGTACTATTCATTGGCTAAAGAGTTTGTTTAAGAAATAATCTCGTTGAACTGATAGAGAGGTCTGACAGGGACAGACATTAAATATTCCCTGGCACTGGAGCGTAACGTAATGGTAGCGTCGCCGGCTCTAACCCGGTATGTGTGTGGGTTCGAATCCTACCGTTCCAACTAATTAAAATTAATAATGACGTATAGAGATATAGATCCAAAACTAGCTGGAATTTACTTATTTAAAAACAATATAAATGGTAAATGTTATATTGGTCAAGGAGTATCTATAAGAAAAAGACTCAAACATCATCTTAGCAATATTAGAAATAAACGATACGATTTACCATTATATAGAGCTATAGAAAAATACGGATTACATAACTTTACTATAGATATAGTAGAATCTTTTATACCCGACGAATCAATTACTACAGAACAGTTAATAAATAAATTAGACGATTTAGAAATAAAATACATAGAGCAATATGAAGGGTATACTAAAGGATATAATTGTACTAAAGGTGGAGACTTTGGTGTTCTTGGTTTGAAGATGACAGAAGAACAAAGAAAGAAAGTTTCTGAAAATACTAAGAAATTAATACGAGATGGAATTATAGGAAAACGAGTATATATGTACAATTTTATAGATAAGTATTATATATATGCGCATACTATAAAAGCCGCATCTACAATAACTGGTCTAAGCGGATCAAATATAAGTAAATTATGTAATAATAAATATATACATCCTTTCTGTAACAATTTTATTGCTGACTTTTCTAAAGAAGAATTAGAGAAGAAAAAAGACAAAATATACAGTTTGTGGAAAGAATATGAAACTAATAGACATTGCAATTCTGACTGGTATAAAGGTATGCCTGGTTTAAATAAAGGAAAAAAGATGTCAGAAATACAAAAAGAGAAGTTAAGAAATTCTTCTACAAAATATTTTGTTTATCAATATAGCAAAAATGGAGAATTATTAAATACATTTAAAGGTATGCATAATGCTGCAAAAGCAGTAAATACGGATTATAATTCTATTAAAAGAGCTTGTAATGGTAAAGCTAAAACATGTAAAGGATTTACTTGGAAGAAAGAATTGATACAATCTACTTGTTGACATGTTAAACATATTAAGAAACTATGATTGACTTCTAGAAGAAAATTAAAAATTCTGATAAATTTAGAGAACCAGCTCTGTAGTTTTTAACTACAGGGCGTTATTGTTTATATCCAGCTGGTTCGTCAGAATACTTTCAATACTGGGACGAACAGAAAGATCGTTGCATTAATGGTTATACCGCAGAGGATGGAGATTACATCACTGGGTATAACTATTTTTATATCAATTTTTGTCCAATGCAACGTATAGTTAATACTGTTACTAAACTACCTAACGGAGAAACTAAAGTAAAAAGAGACAGTGTAGTAACATTTCCAGACTTCTACGATTATGACTATTTTTACTTCTAGGCAGTATAGGAAGCAGAAGATAAAGGTAAACACATATGTTTACTTAAATCTCGTCGTAAAGGCTATAGCTATAAAGGCGGTGCAATGGCGTGTCGCAATTACTATTTGATACCTAATAGTAAAACATACATATATGCATCTAATAAACAATATCTTACAGAAGATGGTATTCTTACTAAAGCTTGGGACTATATGGACTTTATAGATAAGAATACAGCTTGGAGTAAAAAACGTTCTGTCAATAGTACTATGCGAAAACGTGCTGGATTCTGGACTAAAGATGAATTTGGTAACGAAGTAGAAATGGGTTACAAGTCAGAGATTATTGGTGTTACTTTGAAGGACAACCCTGATGTAGTACGTGGTAAACGTGCTAAATTAATTCTATTTGAAGAAGGTGGTTCATTTTCAGAGCTAGGCGCAGCTTGGCAGATTGCTAGACCATCTGTAGAACAAGATGGAGTAGCATTTGGTACTATGATCGTATGGGGTACTGGTGGAGACAAAGGATCGGCATTTGAAACTATGAAAGATATGTTTTATAATCCAGGTGGGTATAACTGTTTGGGTTTTGAAAATATATGGGATAGTACACCTACAGATAAACTGTGTGGATTTTTTGTTCCACAATATACTAATTTAGATACTAGAGATGATGAAGGTAATAGAATATATATGGATAATGATGGTAATACTATTACTAAACCTTCTCTAGAATTCATACTAGATGAACGCAGAAAAGTAATAAGCACAGCTACTAATACTACTGCTATAGACCGTTATGTTGCAGAGCGTCCTATTACTCCATAGGAAGCAATGTTAGAATTTAATGGTAATATATTTCCTAAAAAAGAATTACAAGAACAATTAGGACTTATTCGTACTAATACTTAGTTATAGAATCATAAACAAGTAGGTGATTTAATATTTGATGAAGCTGGTAATATTAAATGGATACCTAAGAAACACGGCGATGTTACTAAATATCCATTAGGTAAAGATGATGATCCTACTGGTTCAATAGTTATATGGGAACATCCTGCTAAAGACGCTACTATTGGATTATATATAATAGGTGTAGACCCTTACGATCATGATCAATCTGGTACTAATTCGTTAGGATCATCTATAGTATATAAAAGGTTTTAGAACTTTGAAGAGTACTATGATATTATAGTAGCAGAATACACCGGTAGACCAGCAACAGCCGAAGAGTATTATGAAAATCTACGTAAATTAGCATTATATTATAATGCTCGTATAATGTATGAAAATGAACGCAAAGGTTTATTCCCTTATTTTACTGCCAAACATTGTGATTACTTATTAGCAGATCAACCTGATATTATTAATGATATTGTTGGTAACTCTAAAGTACAACGAAGAAAAGGTTGTCATATGAATAAGCAAATAAAACAATGGGGAGAAGGAATGATTAAGGAGTGGTTAAATGAAGAATACGCACCAGGAAAGAAAAACCTTACTAGGATATTATCAGAGCCGCTATTAGAAGAATTAATAAGCTATAATGACAAAGGTAACTTCGATAGAGTAATGGCGTTGATGTAGGTTATGATATATAGAGAACAACTATATAATGTAGTTGTTAAAAAGAAAGAAAAAGAAAACAAAAAGAAAATGCTCTTCGACGGACCAATTTTTGCGCAGAGTTGGTTCAATGATGATACACCAAGAGTATTTTCAAACGATGATAATGTATATACATTTTAATTATGAAGAATACTAAAAGTTTCCCTGCACAGAAACTACCGATGTCAAAGAAGACACAATCTTGGAAAGAAGCCTGCGTAGATTATGTCGTAGGTGCTGGAGATTCAGGATTTGGTGGTAACGGTAGATCTAGATCTGACGAGATGTAGACTTACTATGATTTATACAATAGTATATATAATGAAAAAGATCTTAAATACGTAACTAATCCATTTAAGCAGGATGATGGATTTCCAGCTACTGCATAGGATTATAATATCATTAAGCCATATGTAGATTAGTTACTTGGAGAAGAAACTAAAAGACCTTTTAATTTTTATCCTCAACGTACAAGTGATATAGCTGCTAGTGAATTGCAAGAGAAAGCTAAAGAAATGTTAATAGATTATATACAAGCTACCATAGCTAGTAAATTAAGTCCTGAACAAGCAGCTAGATATGAATAGGCATTAGCTACAGGAGAAATATAGACTCCAGAAGCTATAGCAAAGTATATATAGAAAGATTATAAGGATATAGCTGAAACTGAAGCATATCATGCATTGCAATTTCTTAAAAGAAAATTGAATCTTACTCATGAATTTTTTAAAGGTTGGAAAGATGTCTTAATAGGTGGTGAAGAAATTTACTATGTAGGAGTAATCAATGGAGAACCTTATGTAGAAAGAGTCAACCCTATGTATTTTGATTATGAACATTCTTTAGACTTAGAATTCATAGATGATGCATCATGGTGTCGTAGAAAAATGATTATGTCAGCTACTGAAATATATGATAGATTCTATGATAAAATGTCTGAAAGATAGTTAAATGAGTTATTAGAACTTATTGATCAAAAACCAGGAGCAGGCAATAATCCAGAAATAAGGAAGACAAGTATGGATTATGAATCTATTAAGTTACATAAGATTAACAGTTTCACAGATAATCCATTTGATATAGATCATATAACAGTATATCATTGCTGTTGGAAATCTTTTAAGAAAATAGGTTTTGTTACTTTACTAAACCCAGAAACTGGAGAATACGAAGAATTTCAAGTAGATGAAGATTATAAAGTAACAGGTACAGAATATTCTGTAGAATGGGACTGGATCATTGAGGTATGGGAAGGATATAGAATAGGTGATGATATGTATATAGGCATTCAACCTATTGAGTATCAACATATATCTGCTGATAATCCTAATTCATAGAAATTACCTTATACTGGTGTAGTATATAATAATACTAATAGTAAACCAAGATCATTAGTAAGCATGATGAAGCCATTACAATATATGTATATCGTAGTATGGTATAGATTGGAATTAGCTTTATCTAGAGATAAAGGTAAAGTAGCCGTAATGGACATCACTTAGATACCTAAATCTATGAATATTGATGTTAATAAGTGGATGCATTACTTAAGTGCACTAGGTGTAGCTTTTATTAATCCTTATGATGAAGGATGGGATATACCAGGACGTGAAGGAGGTAAGCCATCTCAATTCAACTAGTTGTCTTCTTGGGACTTAACTATGAGTAACGTAATAGCTGAATATATTCAGTTGATGCAAAAGATTGAAGACATGGTAGCTAAGCTTACTGGTATTACTCCACAAAGACAAGGACAGATTGCTGCTAGTGAATTAGTAAGTAATGCTAATACTGCTGTTAATATGTCTTATCATATTACTGAACCTTGGTTCTGGAATCACAATTAGGTAAAAAGAAGAGTATTAACTATGTTGTTGAATACTTCTAAAGCAGCTTGGAAAGATAGTAAGAGATACTTGAATTATATATTGGATGATGCCACTAGAGCATTTGTACAATTATCTGATAATTTCTTCTATGAAGATATGGATATATTTGTAGATGATAGTACTAAGAATCAACAGTATATAGATCAATTAAAGCAACTGCTACAACCTGCTATGTAGAATGGTGCTAGTCTATTAGACATTGCTGAAATCATTACTTTAGATAATATGAGTATGATTAAGAATAGACTTGAGGAAATTGAACAGAAAAGAATGGAACAGATACAGCAACAGCAACAAGCTGAACAACAAGCGCAACAGTAGATAGCAGAACAACAGAATCAGCTTAAAGAAGAAGAGCTTATGCTTAAGGAAGCTGAACTGGATCTTGAAAAATATAAAGTAGATCAAGACAAATATAAAACAGATCAAGACAACGCTACTAAAATTACTGTAGCACAAATTAATGCTTATCGTGGTGCTGAGAATATGGATCAAGATATGAATGGAATTCCTGATCCAATTGAAATAGGAAAGCAAGCTCTAGAATAGCAGAAGATAAATTCTGATATTGCTACTAAACAATTAGAACTTAACAATAAGCGTAGAGAAATAGAACAGAAGAGAGAAGCTGAAAATAAGAAGATACAGCTTGAAAAAGATAGAATGAAGCATGAAACTGAGTTGCAACGTATGTCTGATAAAGCTGCTATGGATAGAGAGAAGCTAAAGGCAAAGACAGCTTTGAGAAATAAAGTAGTAGGCGAATCTAAATCTAAATAACTATGAACTGGTTTAAAGAAACGTGGTGGTTAGTAAAACAATTATTTACTACTACTAAGAATAAAGATAAAGTATAGTATAAACATATGGATCATTATCCTTTTAGTGGATACTCTGCCATGAGTTGGTGCGGGTATATTTTAACTAAAAAGAAAGAATCTAATATTAAAACTACTACTTGGAATCACGAAAATATACATTTACAGTAGGCTAAGAATAAGGGTAGTTGGTTAAAGTATTATACTGATTATGTATGGGAGTGGATCAAAGGCAATCCTATTACTTACCCAGCATCTTCTGCATACTATACAATACCTTACGAAATGGAAGCATACGCAAATGAAGATAAATCTGATTACGAAATTAATACTAATAAGTATAAAATAAAAAATCGTAAAAAGACCTATAGAGAGAATAAGAAAAATTGGTTTAACTATATTAAAAATTTATAATTATGGCATGTGGTGGAAAGAAAGGTGGCAAGAAGTCATCTAAAAGTGGAAAGAAAAGTAAATAATTATGGAACGTGAAGCATTTAGATAGAGAATGCAACAGTATAAGTAGGCTAGGGAGAATAATCCCTAGCTGAAGTACTGGGATTGGAAGAAGTATGCAGATGGTGGTACTATAGATGAAGATCCACCATAGAGTACTAGTGAAAGACCTATTACTAACTTTGACCCTAAAGGAGATCCATATAATCCTACATATGGATATAACCCAGGTGCAGGCTACGTTTCAAATTCAGATCCATTAGGTAGTCTATATGTAGAAGGAGCTTTACTTAATCCAGTATTTAAACTAGCAGGTAATGCAGTATCTAATGTAGCTAGAGGATTAACTAAATACTCTTCTAAATATGTACCAGAAGTAAGGAGAACTGTGTAGGATAAAATAAATAGTTTATTCCGTAGAGAAGCTGAAGATAAAGCTCGTACATATAAATTATATGATGATGCTATAGAATCTAGAAATAGAATAATTGAAGATCTATATTCTAATCCAGCTTATATGGAAAGAGCTAGATAGATTTAGAATACATACGGTGATAATTACGCTAAAGTATATGAAGATATAATTAATTAGTATAATACTAATTATTGGAATTTACCTAATCCTGTTATAAAACAGTTAGATGCTAAGGCTAAAATGTAGGCTAAAGACGCAGCTGTAAATAGGTATATTACTAGAAGACAACCAGCAGGATACGATGATTTTGAGTATTAGATAAATAGAAATCTTACAGAGATAGACTACCCTACTACTAGACATGAATTAGGACACTATGTAGATTTTAATTTAGCTAAAAGTTCAAATCCCGATTATAGCAACTCTATGTTTGCAGAGTTAAAAAGAGACTTATCAAAATAGAAGAATCCATTATTTCCAGATAAAACTGATTATTATAGTAAAGGTACAGAATAGAAATCTTATATGAATACTCTTAGAGAGTATATGTTTAAGAATGGTATGATTAATAATATAGGAGATAAGGTAACTTCTAAGTAGATTAAGAAAGCTATAAAATCATTACCTAAGGATATGAAATCTATTGAAGCTGCTTATCTTCAATTTGCTACTCCTGGATAGTATACAAAATGGTTCAACAAGATACCTTTACTTGGTACTTATCCTATAGTAAATAAACAATTTTAGAATTATGAAGAAGATAAAGATAAAGCCAGAGAATAAAGGTAAGTTCAATGCAACTAAAAAGAAAACAGGGAAAACAACTGAAGAATTAACTCATAGTAAGAATCCTGTAACAAAGAAAAGAGCGATCTTCGCATAGAACGCTGCTAAATGGAATAAAGGTAAAAAGAAGAAAAAATAAATCTAATTAAAATATTTAATTATGGATAAAAAAATGACATTAGGTGGATTTGAAGCTGTATTAGATAGCTTTATCCCTAATCCAAATGGTGGTTTTAGAAATTCAGAACTTGATGATAATACTAATATTGATGCAAGTGAATTTGAATCACTAGATGATGAAGAATTGGAAGATATTAAAAATAACAATATCGAAGTAAAAAACAAAAAAGAAAAACCAGTAGAAGAAGAAAAGGATACTGAGGAAGAAGAAACTGAAGAAGATATTGAAGATAGTCCTAAGCGTAAACCAGGTAGACCCCGTAAAGAGGATACTACTGTTGAAGAAGAAGCTGAAGAGGAAGAAGAAACTGAAAATAACGAAGAAAGCATCGTTACTAACTTCTTCGACGCTATAGCTGAAAAGCTTAATTGGGAATTTGAAGACGAAGAGGAAAAACCAAAAAATGTTGATGAACTAATTAATTACTTCCAAAATGTCATTGAAGAAAATAGTAAGCCTGAATATTCTAGTGAAGAAGTAGAAGCACTGGATAATTTCGTAAAACAAGGTGGAGATATTAAGAAGTATTTAACTATTGAGGCAGAGTTAGACTTAGACGACATTGATATGGAGGATGAGACTAATTAGAAATTAATAGTAAAACAACTGCTTAAAGAGAAAGGTTTCTCTACTAAGAAAATTGATAAGTTAGTAAGTAGATACGAAGAAGCTGGATTACTTGAAGATGAAGCACAAGATGCTTTAGAGGATCTCAAAGAGATTAAAGAAGAGAAGAAGAAACAGCTATTAGAGGAACAGAAAAACGCTTATCGGTTACAGCTATAGAGACAACAGCAGTTCTATGATAACGTTGTTAGCGAAATAAAAGGCTTAAAGAATATACGTGGTATTACAGTCCCTGAAAAAGATAAAAAGGTTTTAATGGATTATATACTTAAGCCAGACACAGACGGTAAAACAAAGTACCAAAAGGACTATGCTAAAGGTGGTGTTAAGAATCTCATAGAATCAGCATATTTTACAATGAATGCTGATAAACTTATTGAGGCAGCTAAACGTGAAGGGAATAACTCAGCTATTGATAAGTTTAGACGAAGTTTAAAATCTAGTAGTATTATTACTAAATCTAGAAAACAAGTCACGAGTTCTGATGATGATCCAATTTGGTTCTCAGCTGCACGACAACTGCGTATATCATAATAATTAATAAATAAACAAAAAAATTAAATTACTAGTATTTTATGGATAATAATATTCTTAATAACCTCACTCTATATAAGGGTAAATGGTTTTCTGATTTGATTGATACTAACAAAATTAGTCTCGCTTCTCAGCAAAGACCTTATGAGGTATCTACTATCCTGTCATACGTATTTGGTACTAAAGATAATGGTTACAGTACTTCTCTGGATATGCTGACAGGTGGTCTTGGTAACGTAATGACTATTGATCAGCCTTCATTTGAATGGGGTGTTATGATCGACCAAGATAGAGCTGTTACAATTCGTGACGCTAAATGGAATGGCGCTGCAATTTCTGAAAATTCTACTCCGGGTCTGGGTAACACACCTATTACTTTGTGGTTAGAAGATGCATGGTTTGGTCCTGGTGCTACTATCGAATTTGATGATAAGAGTCAAGCTCGTATTCAGGATGCTCCGTACCAAGATGGCAATTTGTATGTTTATACAGTATTTGTATCTAATGGTAGTCCTGCTTCTTATATTGATCCTGCTGTTTTAGCTTCTGGTTGCCAAGTAAACCGTTTGGCTTCTGCTTATGAAGAATACAGTGAAGAGGCTGATATCCTGAACTACAATACTCACTTCAAGATGCGTAACTATTTGACTACAGTACGTCTGTCTTATGATATCACAGGTTCTGCTTACTCTACAGTTATGGCAGTAGCTTTGAAAGATCCTAAGACTGGTAAAACTTCTTATTTGTGGTCTACATTCCAGGAATGGGTTGCAATGCGTGAGTGGTACAAACGTCTTGAAAGAGCTTTGGTATACAATCAGAACAACGTAAACAAAGATGGTTCTTGTAATCTGAAAGGTAAGAATGGTCGTCCTGCATTTATTGGTGCTGGTTTGTTGGAACAGATTGCTCCATCTAACAGACGTTACTACACTCGTTTGACAGCTGAACTGTTGGAAGACTTCTTGTTTGACCTGTCTTACAATGTATTGGGTACTAATGAACGTAAGTTTGTTGCCTTGACTGGTGAAATGGGTATGCGTGAATTTGACCGTGTACTTAAAGAAAAGATGGCTAACATGAACTTGATTGACACAGTATTCGTAACTGGTTCTGGCGATAATTTGAAGTTCGGTGGTCAGTTTAAGACTTACGCAATGTCTAATGGTATTGAATTGACTTTGAAGTATTTCCCGTTGTATGACAATACTACTTACAATCGTCAGTTGCATCCTGTTACTTTGAAACCGTTGGAATCTTACCGTATGACATTCTTGGATTTGGGTCGTCGTGATGGTGAAGCTAACATTGTTAAAGTAGTTCGCAAAGATCGTGAATTCGTTAACTGGTGTACAGCTGGTTCTGTATCTCCTGCTGGTTATGCTCATTCTAATACAGAAGTTCGTTCAAATGCTAAGGATGGTTATTCAGTACACTTCTTAGGTGAAGTTGGATTGATGTTGAAAGATCCTCGGGCGTGTGGGGAGCTAATCATGATGGCAGAATGATTTAATTAAAAAAATATTAGGGGCTTATACAAGCCCCTAAAATACTAACTTGATAATCTAATTACATAATTATGGAAGTAATCGTTAGAATGACAAAACAAAATCCTTGGACAGGATTAGTAAAATGGTCTAATTGCTTTGATTTTATTAGTTCTTACTGGACTAGATCAGGTAGCAGATATACAGGTTTAAAGGCAGATAAAGCTAGAGAACTAGAACAGAAAATGGGTAAAGCTGAAGGAGAGTTAGATCCTGATAGCACATTTTGGGATACATTTGCAATTAAAATTGGTAAAAAAGAATTAGTAATTAATACTGATAGACCTGAAGGTGAATTGCAATATTTATTCCTATTAGGACATAAAAGAGTAGCTAATGGTATTGATAAGATAACACCATCTACTGATTATGTACTTATAAATAAAGAAGCTGAAGCAGAACAAATTAATAAAGCTAACAAAGTTAAACGTGATGCTTATAGAGCATTAGATAAGATGAGTCTTGAAGATATGCGCAAATGTCTTAGACTTCTTGGAATTAAAGCTGACACTATGTCTAATGAATTGGTTGAAGCTAGACTTGGTGAAAACGTAGAAGCTGATCCAGCAAGATTTATTAGAATATGGGTAGACAATCCTAATAAAGAAATTAACTTTGTAATTGAAGAAGCTTTAAGTAAAAATATTATTCGCAAGAACCGTGCCACATATTATTTTGGTACTGACGTTATTGGTAATGGTCTCGAAGATGTAATTGCTTATTTAAAAGACAAAAAAAATCAAGACATTTACCTGTCTATTCTGAGCGAAATCAAATCTAAATAATAATGACTAGAGAACAATTTCACTCATATTTTAAAGTAGCAATGGATAAGAACTCTCAAAGTACAGCCTTTGGGGGTTGTCCTGCTTTCTTACCAGAAGAGATTGATTACTGGTTAGATCAAGGTTTATACCAGGAAATAAGTAATAAATTTACTGGTAACAATTATTTAAAAACTAGTTTTGAAGGATCAGTAAAGCGTATCCATGACTTAGAAAAATTAGTACACACAGATACAAATGTTATTGCTAATACTGAAACAGATTCTAACAGATGTTATGTTACTAATCTATTTAATGGAGATAGAATGTTCTTTGTAGATGCAGTATTAAACTTTAATAATAAGAAAGCTACTATAAAATTAATAGATCATGCAGATGCTACTAAATTCAAGAAAACTTATAATAACAATCCTTGGATAGAAGAACCAGTAGCTGTAATAGAAGATAATACCTTATATATCTACTACGATTACTTAGCTATGAGTAGTGATAACTATTATGTAGATATTACTTATGTTAAGTTTCCTACTAAGATAGAAAATCTACCAGCAGATGGTATGAGTGAAATACCTGAATATATGCAGTTTGAAGTAATCAATAGAGCTGTAGAACTAGCATTAGAAGACATTGAGTCTAAGAGAATACAGACTAAATCATAGTTAAACCAAATAGATGAATGATTATGACAGATCGTGGATTTCAAATCGAGTTTGAACGTAGGCTACAGTTAATGAATCCTAATTTAGTTATTAAGGACAAATTGTCGTCTGATACTATTATATCATTCATTAATGAGGCAATTGATAAATTTTATAAAACAAGATACTCAGGTATTAACTTTAAAGCTCAAGGATTTGAATAGACAGAAAAACGTATAGATGATTTGCGTACTTTAATTCGTAAAAGAAACTATTCAAATACTTAGATATCCAAAGGAACTAAAAATTCATATTCTGTTGAATTACCAGATGATTATGTATTATTACTTGGAGATACAGCTGGTATACAGCCGAGTGATGAATATCCTAACGAATGCTGGGAAAAAGACGATTTAGGTGCATATATAGTTAAGTATACAGATACGTTAGAATCTACAATTGAAACATTAGATAGACAATTAAGTAATTCACTATCTGAACACAAATTAAAATATTGTCAAGCTAGACCTTTAAAGTTAATTCAAGATAATAATGTAATATTATACACAGACGGTAAATATAAAGTAAGTGAATATGAGATTACATACTTAGCTAAGCCATCTAAAATTAATTCAAGTAATATTACCAATACAGAATATACAGATTTGCCAGAACATACACATATGGAAATTGTGAAAATGGCAATCTAGATTTATCTTGCTACTAAACCAATGTAGCACTATAATGCTTATTCCAACGAAATTGCTTCAATGGAATAACAAATAAATTAATGCGTTTGTCTGACCTGGAAATCTGAAATAAGGAAAGTAGAAGGACAAACTAGACTAGCGCTAAGTCTAACAATTAATTATTTTTATATAAACTATGATTACACACGTTGATACCGTACTTATCGGTAAAACATGTCCAGCATCTTATACTACAGTAGATAGTCTTGCTCAGGGTGCTGTAGCTCTGTTCGATGAGAATAAGAGCTTGATTAAAGATGAAGCTGGTGCAGTAAAAGCATCTACAGTATATATCGGTGTAGCTGGCGATAATATGACTATCGCTTTACCTGATGGCACTAGTGCTACTAAACGTTCTGTAGAGTATTCTAACGCAATTCAGAAAGCTTCTAAACCTTCTTATGTAATCGGTGACTATGTTGCACCAGTACAGGAAAAAATTGAAATCGACTTGACTAGTGCTACTGTTGTTATTGGTCACAGATATGTTTTACGTATTGTTTACAAAGACATGTATGAAGCTCCGGGATAGTTTACTCATACTTATGAAGTGGTTGCTACAACTGAAACTGCTGACGATTTGGGTAACGCACTGTTGAAGAAGATTAATAAACATGCTAATCGTAGAGTAAGTGCTACATTTGCAAGTCACAAATTGACACTTACCGCTCTTCCTAAAGATGATAACGAAGGTGTTTATTCCTTGAATGAATATTCAGTAGTTTCTATGGAAGCTTCTCTGTATGTTACTATTCCTGGTGCATTGTTGTCTAATGTTCCTGAAGCAGTTCCTGGTGTAACTATCACTAAGACTGCTGGTAAACCTGGTAAAGGTTACTGGAAACAAGTTCGTGATATGGAAGTACGTATGTTAGGTTACAAAGGTCATGTATTTACAGACGCATATCCTATTGTTGAACCGAAACGTAATGTTACCGAAGGTGCATCTTACGATTACATTACTATTGAAAATGACAATTTGTATTTATCACCAGATAATCAGTACATTAAAACTACTCCGTTGACTACTGAATTGTACGTTGAAGAAGCAGCTAACTTGAGTGCATCTCAGTTTGTTAAGAATCTTAAAGCATTTATCACTGGTGTTGATACTAGTGCTGGATAATACACGGTTTCTTTATTTAAACCCAGGCGAGGTTGAGGTTTATCCTCGGCTTCGCCTTTTTAATTTTATTGATATGATTGATATGAAAATAATTAATACAAAGATTGAAAACAATATTCTAACAATCACTTTAGATAGCGCTAGTTCGGTCACTAAAGTTTATTTAGACAACGTTCTTAATAAGAAAAATATGTATAGTGAAAATGATGAAGATCATAATCATGTCATTAATTCTCCCAATATTTCTGATAACACTATTACTATAGACATTACAGAATATGATTCTACATCCTTTATAGTTAATGTTGTTGGGAGTAATAATGCAGTTTCAATTGCAATAGACTAGAAAAACCTGTATTATAGAAAAGTAAACATGTTAGTAACATTTTGTAATACATGTCTGGACAAACATTAGAAAGAAAAAATATTAATGTGTGATTTTAAATCACAATTACTTGAATATGCTCTAGCTAATTAGTTAACTGAAGATGCTATAGATTATTATGTTGATTTATGTAGACTCTTAGAAATTCCATTAGAACATACTTGTTGTACGTATAATAGGATAACAAATTGTAGAGTTTGTAGGAGTTGTAGTAATGGTTGTTGTACACTATGATAGAAAATAACTATAAAATAGGTAAAACAATAAGCAATAAAGTAAAATACGATATTGCTTATGATAGAACTCAGATATTAAACTATGTGTGTGTTAATTACGTATATGATATACTAATTCAAGGAGATACGTTTAATATAGATGAGGAATAGAGAATGAAATTATTAGTAGTAATAGATAAACTATTGAAATAATGGCATAGTATGCAACTAAAGACGAATTAAATGAACTCACTGGACTGGTAAGGACACTTTAGGGTAATGTCAATACCTTAGATACTAGTGTTGGTGAGCTTGATACCTTAGTTGAAAGAATTAACCATCTAGCTACTCTTAAAGATGTTACTATTACTTATATTACAGAAGGTGACTTACTGTAGTATGCTAGTGATGGTACATGGCATAATATACAACCATCAGCATTAGGTATTGGTGGTGGAGAAGGAGGCGGTGTAGTAGATACTGCTGTAGTAAAAGCTATGATTAAATCTGAAGGTAGTAAGTTATTCTTAAGTAAATTGTACGATGACACAGCTGCTGGTATAATTACTTTCAATGGAGGTTTAAGAAGTAATAAGATGACTTATCTAAATCAAGGAGTTTAGATAGGTACTTTTGTTACTGGTATGATTGGTGGTACAGGTGCTCAAATAGATAAGGATGGTAGAGGAGAAATGACTAGTCTTATCCTTAGAGAGTTTTTAGAAGTACCAGAATTAAGATTTAATAAAATAGATGTAGTAAGTGGTGAACTGTGGAATTCAATTGCATTCGGTACAATTGAAGATGTAGACTTAGTTAATCAGATTGTTACATTGAAGTTAGAAGATGGAGAATATAGTGGTATACATGTAAATGATATATGTAGAGGTATATTCCATAACTTTGATGGAGTTAATAATACTGAAACTGGTACTGATGATTGTGGATTTGATAAAGTATAGGGATTTACTACATCTTACTTTACGCCTATAGAAGTATTAGATGCTAGAGGTAAACAATTCAGGTATTCATTGAAACAAGGTACTACACAACATCCTTGTAAGTCAATGAAATTTGCTGTTTACGGTAACTTTACTGATGAAACTAGACAAGATAGTGCTTACTCTACTAGACAATATAAGAGATATTTAAAGAAAGTGAATACTTGGCATATTAATCCATCTAAAAATATAGCATCACAATTTGGTTTATTAGATGGTTTAAATATACCTGGCGCTCCTAATGATGGTAATCTTACTGGTAATGGTGCATATATTAGTAATATTTATCTTACTGATGCATATGTACAATTTACTCCTGAACAGATGGAAGACTTACATGGTCAGGATGCTTATTCAGTATCTCTTACTAGAACAGAAGGTAGTATAATTGTTGATAACGAATTCAATATCATAACAGATTATCAATAGCAAGAACAATTTACATTTGAAGTATAGGCGTGGAGAGGTAAAACAGCTTTAACATATAATACTGTAGTAGACAGAGATACATTCTTCTGTACTTGGGAATCTAATGGTCTTGAATGTAGAGTAGATAATGGTAAGTTTACTATTACTAAGATTACTAATATTTAGGACATGAAACTTCTAGTATATGTTCATTGTGAAGGTATTGCTATATTTAATAAAGAATTTAATCTATCATACTAGCTAGAAGGTAATAGTCTATGGGTAACTTATAATGATAATGATGCTACTCCTGATAGACCTGTTGGAGATGGTACTTCCTATGGATGGCATAGAAATTATACTGCATCTGCTATTTGGATGTCTACTAAAAGTGCCCGTAAAGTAGATGATCCTGATGTGCAATGGGGCGATCCTAATAGATTTAGAGGTGCTTCTGTAGCTGGTAAAGATGGTCAGTATACAGTGTTCTGTTATACTAACTCTAGTATAAAACCACCTAAACCTACTAGTTCTTAGATACCACCTGCTGATGATAACTATACTTGGTACATGTATCCACCTACTAGAGAAAGTAAGGAAGTATTTACTTGGATGATTCAAGCTACTGTATATCCAGATAAATCATTATCTGGTTGGACAGATCCTATTAGACTTACTGGTGAAACTGGTGAAGATGGTTCTGATGGAACTAAGTTAGAATTCATTTACAAAGTAACCAGTGCAAGTGATGCTCCTGATAAACCAGATACATCTCAGCAAGATGATTATATACCATTTGGTTGGTCAGATAGTCCTCAAGGAGTATCTAAAGATATGATGTATGAATGGGTATCACAACGAGAAAAGAAAGCTGCTAAAATTGGGGAAGGTGTTTGGGGAGAATTCTCAGAACCAGTTTTGTGGTCTAAGTGGGGTGAAAAAGGTATGGATGGTGACGGATATGAATATATATTTACTCGTACCGCTGATGTTGATAGAGTACCTCAAACTCCTTCGTCTATTCAATAGAATGATTATATTCCCACTATATCTAATGGTGGTTCTAAAGACTATAATTGGTCCGATGATCCAAAAGGAGTAAATGAGGATTATAAGGCAGAGTGGACTTGTAAACGTGTACGTACTGATGGAGTATGGTCTAACTTTAGTACACCAGCACTATGGTCTAATTGGGGTGAACAAGGTTTATCGGGTGGTCATTATCAATATAGATGGAAGATATCTGCTACTAAACCATCTATTCCTACAGATGCAGCTGCTTCAGGTTGGTCTACTAATAGTGAGTTAGTACCAGGAGATGGTGAGTACGTATGGTAGATTCAACGATTTGCTAATCCAGATGGTACTTTAACGGCATGGTCTAACCTTATACGTCTTACTGGCGCTGATGGTGAAGATGGTAAAGACGGTAATAGTATTGAATTTATTTATACTAGGAATGCAGATGGATCTCAACCTTCTACTCCTGCTAGTGTAAATCAAGCTGGTCATATACCTTCTGGTTGGACAAATCATCCTTCTGGTGTTACCGCATCATTAATGTATGAATGGGTATCTCAAAGATACCTAGATAAGTCTACTTAGAAATGGGGTGATTGGTCAACTCCTGGTATATGGTCTAGATACTCAGAAAGAGGTAAAGATGGTGATGGATACGAGTACATCTATAGGAGATTTTCTAACTATGTTGGTGGTACTAGTTTAGCTCCAGGTGGTTAGTATTATCCACCAGCTAATGTGGACTCTAGTGAATATCAACAAGACGATTATGTACCAGACGGATGGACTGATAGTCCAACTGGTCCTACAGATGCTATTAAATATGAATATGTATGGACTAGAAAGAAGGAAAATAGTAAATGGTAGGCTTGGAAGACTGGCGCATTGTGGTCTAAGTGGGGAGATAAAGGAGATCAAGGAGATCCAGGACAAGATGGATCAGATGGATCTGATGGAGCAGATGGTTACAGTATTACAATGAGCGGAGCTCCAGCATCTATTAGATCTAGTTTAGGATACTTATAGACTACTAGTTGTACTCTTAGAGCTATTAAAACTAATAGCAGTGGTGTAACATCTTAGGCTTATGGTTATTTTGCTGTATATCGTTATAGTGGTAGTAGCTGGAATAAAGTATCTTCTTCTAGTTCTAATCAATCCTCTTATACTGCAAGCTGGGCTTCAGATACGTATGCTACTAAATTCTGGTTTGGTTTCTGTACAGATACTACTCCTTCACCTGATAGTCAGTGGACTGTAATCAGTTATGAAGCTCCTGTAGTATATGATGGTACGAATGGATCTGATGCTGATAGTAGTTATACTATTATGCGTGATTGTGGCTATTGGAAATCTGGTATTACTTATTATAAAGCTCCTGCTACTACTGCTATGAACAGTAGTGAATATACTAAGTATGAGAATTACCAAAATATGACAGTTGTAGATTATGTTCAGTATGCTGGTAATACATATTTGGCTAAGTCTACTAATACTAATCAAACTCCATCCTCAAGTAGTTCGTATTGGCAATAGGCAAGTAAAAACAATACTTTAACCGTAAACAACTTATTAGCTAATAATGCTAAACTTGGTGAATTCAGTTTTAGTAATAATATATTTACTTCTAATAATGGAGTGTTATCAATGAACAGTAATACTGGAGCATTTACATGTACAAATGCAACTATCACTGGTACAGTTACTGCTACATCTGGTACGTTCACTAATGGTGAATTCACTAACTGTACTACTACAAATCTCACTATTAATAGTGGTACATTAAAAATGAGCAGTACTATTAATAGCAGTTTAGGTACTCCAAGTTAGGCATATTCTATTACTACTACTACTAATATTACAGGTTCTGGTTTCTCTATATTATCTGCTACTAGTTCTAATGACTTAATTCGTGCAACATTTGGTTCAAAAGTAGTATCTGTATATAATAGTAGCTATAGTAGTATTAGTGCATTAGCAGCTATAGCTATAGATGGTTACTATGTTTCTGGTAGAAATACTGTTACTGTGCCGTTGTACATATCTGCGGCATCAGATACTGATGCCGCAATCTTTGTAGACAACGGTGCTTTCTATGGTTGGAACTTACCAGTTTTGAATATTTCAGCATTAATTAGTGGTGTAACATTTTCATGTGTATGTAATGTAACTTCGTCTGGGTATACTATGGTTTTAAACCAAGGTAAAGTAGGAACAATGGTATTTATGAGTGTATCTAATGGATATACATATACTATTAGACGAGATTCATGTGCATGGATATCATCCACTGGTGCATATCAATCAGCTGGTACTAGTTCTACTACATATAATGATGATGCTAGAATATTTGTACGTGTTGCTTATAACACTTGGTAGGAATATTACGTTGGTTAATAAAAAATTAAATAAAGAAACTATGAAAATAAATTTTAAACAACTCAAAGTATATGTTGATATAAATAAAACTGTTGAACAGTATATTGATGTAGCTAAAGATTTAGCTGAAGGTTTATACAAAACATCAGCTGGAATAGCAGGTCACTCGTTAGCATTAAAAATATATAATTCTACTGGAGAAGAAGACTATAGTGAATTAGAAGTAGATTTAATTACTAAGTATGCTAATCAATATGCTACTCCTTTCTTTATAGATGCTTTAAGTAATATTAAAAATGAATAGTCAATTACACAATCAGATCAAACAGTTGAGTGACAGAGAACTACTAGAGGGCATCTATTAGATGCTCCTAGTAGTAATGCAAGAGCAACTAGTTAGTGATAGTAAGCAATTAGGTATAAATGTTATAGCTGATTTGCTAGTAGATAGTATGGATAGAAGTAGATAGAGAAATGAAAATAATAACAATGCACCATATATTGGGCAATAAGATACTAGAATATGATGTTGATGACAGAGGAGTCATCATAGATGAAAGAGAATATGATGCTGCTACTTATAATAAGAATAAAGATGATCTAGATTATTATGGGATATCTTTTACTTATGAATAGGTAAGTTCTGCTAGGACTAGAACTGGTATTGCAGACTATCATAAGAATCTACCTATATAGTCTAAGATGAAAGGTTGTACTGTGTCTTCTGATGGAACAGTAAAATATTTAAATCCAACAGATTGGACTAAGTATGAAGATGATACAGACAGAGATTATACTCTTAATACTATGGTAGAAATACCTGAATTTTGGGCTTTAACTGTAGTTACTGATGATAATATTGAATTAAGACTGTATCAACATGAAGTAAAAGGAGCTGAACATTTTCCTAAAGCGTATTGTTCTGCATATGAAGCATATAATGATAATAAAGTATTAAAGTCTATTAACAATGGTACAGTTAAGCCAACAGTATCTATTAATAGATCTACATCTTAGTTATATGCAAGAGCTAATGGCAATGACCACTGGAACATATATACTTATAAAATACATAAAGCTATTTCTTTACTATATATAGTAGAGTATGCTAATATGAATGGGCAATTAAATGTTAACGATCAATTGACAGCTGAAGGTTACAAACAAGGTGGTCTTGGTGCTGGAGCTACAGATGGAACTATTAGTGTCAATGGTGCTTCTGTTTACTCTGTATTTACTTGTGGTTGTACAGATAGTCTAGGTAATGGATCTGGTCAAATAACTCAACAGTTTAGTAATACTAATGCAGAAGGAACTGTTACTAGCACTGTTACTAGAAAAGCAAATAGATACCGTGGTATTGAGAATCCGTTTGGTCATGTATTTAAAAATACTATTGATGTAATCGTTCATTATAATGCAGAAACAGGTGTTAATGATGTATACTATACAGAAGATCGTACTAAATTTAGTGATACATTAAGTAATTATGAATTTAAATGTAGTACAGTAACTGTTAACAATTGGTATAAAGATTTGCAATATACTCCACAATTTGAATTATTTGTAGCACCAGGGACTGGAACTCATAATCAATCTAGTAATTACTTTACTGACTACACTTTTTCGTCTAATAGTATAGCTAATAGAACTGTTTTTATCGGCGGTCGCTTGGGTGATGGTTCTAATGCGGGTTGGTTCTTTTTG